AGCTCAAGGGCTGTCGTTGTCCCGGCGATAACCGCCGTTTGCCAAAATAGCTGCTGCCAATGCGTTGTCGTTATTATCGTGGTTGCAACAATAAATTTTTTCTACACATTCTCCCATAATTGTAAATTTTTTAGGAAGTTAAACAATAAAGTTAATTATAATTAAGCCTCTCTAGAAAAGGCACTTACATTCTTTATATTCCTGACTCAACAGCTGTTAAGTCTGTTACCTCATAAGGCTTTTTAACAGCACATTCAGCTGCAACTTGCGCTAAATAGCAGTTGTTATCAGTTACTCCTACCACGCCAGAAGTTCCTAAATTAGGTCCTGGTATATTTTTCTCTGTAACAAATGTAGAGTCAACTCTAGTTTGTTCGCCAATAACTCCTGTTTTGCCTATACCTAAATGATTAAGTATAACAAGAGTATTTGCATACGCGGCAGTCATACACCCAATTCCTTCTTGTAAATGCCCAGTATCCGCCATCAAATTATGTGTTGGGCCATCCCCAATAGCTTTAAGACTTGTTGACCTAAGATTTTGAACAGCTGTTCCATAAGGAAATAGAATACTAGTTCCAGTAACATCCAGCATTTTTTTAGCATTATCTGCTGTTTTTTGCCAACGTTGTAAAAGGACTTCATCATTGCTAGCATACACTCCATGCGTTAAAAACCAACCTATTTTTATATCATGAGCAATTTTATCAAACAATAATTTGTGTAATTTGAATATAAATGGCTCAAAATACAAGTCCCAGCCCCCGAATGCAGTTTCTCCATTTTGCTGGAATGTAATAATATCCCATTCTTCATCGGCTATCATTGCATTTGCATCTTTACTACCTTGAGAAGTCCAGGCTCCCCCGTTTGTGCTCTTATAATATGTATACTTAACCTGAGTATAAACAACGCTATTTAAGGTCTGGTCTTCCCCTGTAAAATTTGCTAAATGCTGAACTAAAGGACAACTACCAATATAGGCTATACCTAAAGTCAATTTTACATTAGGAGCAAGATTTTTTAGTATGAATGGAACATAACTCATACTATCCTGCGTAAAAGAATTACCAAAGCAGAGTATTTTTATTTTCTGATTTGCATCTTCTTCACTTTTGTCCCATATAGCAATTTTTTTAACATATCCATCAGCAGTAGTATGAACTATAAGGCTATTTGTTCCTTCTGGAGCTGTTATTTTTCCTTCAAACTTAGCATTAGCATCAGCTCTTGCTATAACTATTCTGTTCTTATCCAAAAAAGCCCATGCTCTTCCATTATCGCTACCAGCTACTTTTATTTGAAATGTTTCACCTTCTGTGCATAAAATTTCTGTACATTTCCAGACACTATTAACAAGTGTTAATGGAGTAGTAGAAATGGCTGTAGTAGAATCCGCTATATAAAAAAAAGCACTTTGAATCCATTCAGTAGACGGCAAATTTACTCCATATAAATCATTTTGTATTTTGGCTAGTTGAACAGGAAGCGGAATAAGATTTAGCAAATTTTGCATAATGGGTACAATGTACATCCAATTCCAATCGTCAAAGAAATTAAAGTGCCCATACAAAGAAAAGCCATTATTAATAGCATTAAACACTATATACCCATCTTGCTCAATATTTATTCGCTTATTGAGTTCTTCTGTAGTACCACCTATGCTTAACAGGTTACCATCCTTATCAAAAATTCCATATACCCTAACCTGTGAAGTTCCTCCCACCATTTTAGCTGGGATAAAATAGTCTCCAGCTTTTACTTTTATACTTATGCAGCTATAGTCTCCTGCTATTGAAGTTCCAGGGTCAGGAGAGGGATTTGATGTAGTCAATGGAATATAAGCATTCTTCATGAAAAAAGGCGACAAATCCTGAATTTCACTACTACTACTACTACTACTACTACTACTACTACTACTACTACTACCTAGATAGTTTTTATAGAAAGCAGTAAAATATGCATATACCCAATCGAATGTAACTGTTAATTTATTAGCTTTTACGCTTAGTTTAGATGCACTTGTGGAATTAAGAACTACAAAGCCATCTTGCCCAATATCTAATGTTTTATTCTGTATAACCGATGTACTAGCTATTTCTAGCTGATTGCCATCTTTGTCATATATAGCATAAGTTTTCGCATTATTATTAGTTCCAGTAATACTTGTTAAAACTATACTGTCGCCAGCTTTTACTTTAAGAACTAAATATCTAAATCCTGCAAGTGCTATTGCAGAATTAGGTAGATAATTTTTTCCAGTTACATTTATATATTTACCATTGATAAAAAAATGACTTAAGTCTATATCTTCTATAGACATATAAGCCTCTTCTAATCCTTGGCTTAAACCATCTGCGTATTTTACTTCTATATTGGATAATACATCGTCTACAGTAATAGTATCAGTATGTGCGCTCCCTTTTGAAAATGTAACAAGATATATGTATGCCGGGTCTAAAACGAGCTCTGTTTTAAAGCCATTTTCTTTAACAAAGTTTCCAAATTTGTCAAATGAATATCCAAATATGTATATATCTCCTGAAGTTTTTATAGACTTTATAGTCTGTGAAGATATTGCATTTTTAGAATAAACACGCGTTGTAGATGAAATTACATCAGTGGTACCACGAGAAATATTTCCCTGAGCTAAGGTCAAAGGAAATAGAAATGGGTTTACAATTCCTATACTTGATTTTGTCCATACATTACTAGAATTGTTATATAAAACAGCAAACTCATTATCTATAATAGATATATTGCCGAAGTTTACATAATTTCCAGGTTCTGATGCTAAATAAAATACAGGGCCATCAAACGTTCCAGGACTAGTTGTAGTTTTTGCTACTCCAGCGTATGTAGCTTTTCCTCCAACAGCACTAACTATATTGTTGAGTATACTTTGTAGCACTGCGCCAGTAATTTCCTGATTGCCATTTGTTTTTATAACATCTGCAATGGCAGCTTTTATAGTAGACCAATATGCCATAGTTATTCAGTAGTTTTAGTGTGAGACAATTCAGATAAACCTTCTTCCTTGCTAAGAAGTAAAGTATAATTACCATCAAATGTGGTAAGATAGCATGTTACTATATCGTCAGATACCTCAATATGAGAGAAATGAAGTGTAACGCCATTATCATGCATACAAACACTAGAAACTTCATTTCCAGTTATTGCATCTATAATGGCATCAATCTCGCTTTGGTCATCTACAATTTTATATGTAGTCTTATCAAGGTCCTCTGTCTTATCGCTTGATATATGAACTGTGTGTGGTACATGCTTCATAAGCTCTATAGCTAATTGAGTTAAAGCTATAGAGCTAGCATTGCCTTGCTCAGATATGCTTTGCTGTATAAATTTATTTAGTTCATTTCTGGTCATACCTATGAAGTTTTATAATCATTATTAAAATCATCATTAAAATCACCGCCTAGTAATTCGGGCTCATATCCACCTATGTTGGCTATGACAGTATCAGTTTCAAACTCACATTCAACCGCTGCTAAATCTCCTTGGTCTTCCCATTCAGGCTCCATGCTAAAAGTGGTCAAATCATAAGTTTGCAATTTACTTGTAATTTGCTTTGTTTCGCATAACCTCACAATTCTAAGTGCATCACACAAGTATTCAGGAGCTAAAAATGTAAACTTATATATCTTTTTGCTTACTTGGCTCTCAATAAAAGTATAGCCCATCCGCTCAGTGGCTTCTTCTTCAAAGTCGTATTCTGGTTTACCAACCTGAGTATTTAGGTAACACTTAAACTTAAAGTTGTCAGAAAAGTCTACTATGCCATTTTTAAGTTCAAAGTTATATGAATTGTAATACTCAAGAAGTAAATAGTCGTCTACTTTATTACATACCGTAAATACATCAGAGTATATAGTTCCCAAACCAGATATAAATATTGCTAAGTAATATTGGCCTTCATGCACAATTCCTATAATAGGAAGAGTGCCAGGATATTTCAATAGTTTAAATCCAGTAAATGACTTAATCTGTAAACCATTTTCTTTTATACTAGTCGTTATATCAGTATATTTTCCTGTGCTGGAATTATATAGTCTAACCCAATTTACAGCTATACCGCTATTAAGAACTACCTGAAAAGGCATTAGCATATTCTTATAGGTTATTAGCGGATAAACCTGGCCAAAAGCATAATCTTTACGATGATTTTGCTGTGCAAGATTATCGTAAAAAGGCAATGGCGATATGTTATTATTCACTAACTTCATACTGCTAATTTACAAATAAAAATCTATATAAGAAAATTTCTTAATAATTTTTAATACACAGCTTTATTGAGGCACATAAAGTAATCTTACTTTAGCATGGCGAGTATTTACATTGACAGAAATCTCATCTATTTTGCCATTTCCTATAGTAGTTTTAATTAGCTCAAGTTCATTCAAATCTTCTTCTATAGGAAACTCTATAGTATGATTCATGCACATTTTTACACCATTCACATATAAATTTCTAAGCACATTACAGTCAAGATTTGATGCAGGCATATCATACATATAAAAGCGCACAAGGTATGCCCAAGCTGCATAGAAATTCTGAATTACAGCATCATATGTATCACCGTTTTCATCTACCAACCGTGTTTCAACTATGGGCAATTCTAAAGAGGAGCCATTTTTAACAGGGCATAATAATGCAAAGCCATCATCTGAGAAATTAGATGGGTTAAATAGCATATAATCCACATCAGATGAAAACTGGCTTATATTTATTTCTTCTGTTTTATCTTTCTGTATATAGTTAGATTTAACATCTATGGTTACTCCACCAAACAAATCAGTAACGTCATCCATCCAGCCAAACTCGTATCGTTGGTTTAGGTCTGTTTTATCATATTCTACTTCTGATTGAAAATATGATGATAGCTTTTTGTTAAACTGGTCTACTAGTTTAGTAAAATCAAGCTGAACATTTGTATTATAAGAGTATGAGCCTCCTCTCCTAAAGAAACGTATGTGTTCAATCTTAAATTTATTGTCTTCTATATACCAGTAGCATCTAAAACAGTCACGCAGCATTTTCATAAGTTCTTCTAATGAAGCTTCCGCTTTTTGAGCTGGCTGGTCATAGTCTCCTTTAAGTATATTAGTTTTTTGTGTTATATATACATAAAATCTTGCCAGTCCTAATGGATTAGAACTTCCGTATAAGAATTGGCTGTATTCAGGTGTTGGTTCATGCGTAATATTCGGGTCTATTTTTTTAAGTATAGCTTTTATGGCTGCACCAATAGAATAACTATCTTTTAATACATATTGCTTTCTTAATTTTTCTTCAAAATATTCATAAAAACTATCATATACATACCACAGTGAAGCATTTGCCCATGAATTTTTGCTAATAGGCAAAGGTCTTCCTAAACCTGTACTACCAGGAATAAACTGGTTAGTAAAATACTGTCCGTAATCATTTGGACCATATTTTGTTGGCTCATCTACTGCTCTAGAAGTGCAAAAAAACATACCACCTTTTAAACCAATGCACTTCTTATAATTTCTATTATCTGCAACAAAATCATTGGATGGCAAATTATAGGTATTTTTAACACCTTCTGAGTCTTCTACAGTATCTACATCACAAAGCAGACGCCTATATATTCTATATGTAAACAAATTACTTATAGTACATGAGTTTTTAGCATTTTCCACATCTATTAGTTTAGAGGTATATCTTAAGTGTTTATCATTAGTGTAATCTCGGTCTTCTGAAAACAGCGTTTCATCATCGATATTAACAGCTGTTTCAGATTTATATAGTACTTTATTATCTGAATTTCTTTTTATCATAATAAAGTAGCTTATATCTGTAAATGGTGGTTGAGCATTAGGATTTTTCTCTAAATAGCAAGTATAACCATTCCAGTTGCTATAATAGCCATTAGTTCCGGCATATACGCCATTAACACCTGCTTTGTTAGAATTTCCTATGTAAAATTCATTACCAGATTTTATATAGGAAAAATAGAAGTTATTTATAAGCGCAGCATTGTCATCTATACTTTCATTCACATCATCTTCCCAATAGGTACCACCGAAGAAATTAGTTATAGAATTGGCACCACGGACATAAACTTGCATGAGTGAGCGTTTATGCAAGTTTATTTTTGATATTTCAGGAGCAAGTTTTATAAGGTCATAAGTATTTTCATATTTATTCATGACCTCTGTATAGTTATCTATTGTTGTAGTTTTAAGTTCACATTTCTTCTTATCGTGGTCGAATTTACAATCAGTCTTACTAAATTCACCTCTATAATATTCAACCCATTTTTTGGAAGTACTGTTATATTTATCTATTATAAAAACAAGTTGGTCTTCTATGTTTGATTGACTTACTATTTCATAGTCAGCGCCAAACAAATTTATTTTTCCATCTAGCGAAATACGGAAAAATTCTTGCCCACTTTCTTTAGCATATTTCTTATTAAGCTCTTTATAATGTGGATTTACTTCTACTTTATCACCACCATTCTTCGATATGTAAAATTTATATTTTGGAGGTATCATATCTTTAATTCTTTATAATTCGTTTAACATTTTTATGCTGAATAACTACTGTGCCGTTAGGTAGTGTATAATATTTAGTTTCGCTCTGTTTTCTAATACTTCGCACATCATCCTCTATTTTTGAAAGGTCCACGCTTCCATTAGAATTAAGAGAAATATTCAACCCATCTGAGCTAGCAAATGCATTAAGATATTTATCTTCAAATGTTCCTTTATTTAGACTATTAATAACATCTGGAAGTATCTTTTTGTATTTCCTAGTTCGCTTCTTACTTATAATAGCAAGTGCTTCTCCACCTTCAGCTCTCATTCTGCGCTTCTTCTTATTCTTTACGCCCAAATCAATATCATCACCAGATGCATGAGAGCCTCCTTCCAAGAACTCAAGGCCTCCTTCTCCATATTCATCAGACTGGCCCGCTGTTACTTGTTTGGCTTTAACTTTTGCAACAGCGAATGAGGCCCACATCGTAGCAATGGCGGCCAATGCAAGGGCTGGGCCGACAATAGGAATTGAAGAGAATGAACTCCACAAATTAGCAGATGCTGTGACAAGCGAAGATGCCTGAGTAACAGTGTTCATTGCTTCTTGACGTTTTTGGGCTGCCTGCAGCATTTTTTGTTTTTCTTGCTGATTTTTCTTTTCTTGCTCTAATTCTTTTTTAGCAGTAGCTACGTTATTAGCATAGCCATTATTGCGAGCCTCAACCTCGGCATCATAAGCTTTTTGTGCGGCCTCTACTCGAGCTTCAGCTGCTTCTACGGCCTGTTCAGCTAATTCAACTTCGGCATCCATAATGGATTGAAGCTGTTCTATTACTATATTTACAGCATCTTTTAGGGCATCAATCTGGTCATCGCTAAATCCAAGCTTTTCAAGTAAAGTACCTCCTAAACCTTTTTTGCCAATATTCATTATGAAGTTATCAAGCTCAGATAATTCACGGTCTATTCCTTTTACAGTAGATTTAGCAGCATCTATTTGAGCTTGACTCCAATCAAGTCCACCAGACTCAGCAAGTCTTATCTGTTCTTGCCATCTGGCTTTTTCTTGCTCAAGCTTAAATCGTGTTATTTCTGTTTCACTTCGCTTAACTTCATTGAATATAGCTTCATCTAAAGCCTGTTGCTCATCAAAGCTGGTCATTTGGAATGACCCTTTAGTTTGAGCTGCAGACTTATCAAACTGTGCATTTATTACAGATGTACTTACTTGCTGTTCTGCGGGTTTAGCAGCATTTTGTGCTAAAGCTAATTGCCTACGTATTTCATTTTGCTGAAGTAGCAAATTAAGTTCATCTTCGCTGCCTTTTTTAACAAGCTCAAGCTGATTTTCAATATCACGCTCTCTTGCATCTAAGATTTTCTGGTCATACTCACTCCACAACTCAAGTTTTTTCTTGTTGAGCTCAATAAGTATTTCTTCTTCAGAGCGAGCTTGGTCATCTCCTGCCTCTAATAATCTCTTATTAGTATCAAGTATCAAAGCATATTCCAAATCAAGATTTTCTTCCATGAGTTTGCGCTCTTCTACCAACGAGGCTTCCATTTGAGAAGCGTCGCGTGTAACTACTACATTGGTAGTTACAGTAGACTCTTGATTTTGAGCTGCTTCAGTTGCTGCGCTAGTATCAATAGGATTTATAGTATTACGCTGCGTCTGCAAAGAAGCAACTTTTTGCTCATTCTGAATTTGTTGTAATTGAAGGTGTAATGCTCGTAAATTATTAGCAACAGTCTTAGTTATAAGCTCTTGCTGCCTATCAATTTGTTTCTTCTGGTCTTCAGTAAGCTTTTTATATTTTCCATCTACATTTTTAACATATTCTTCGTTAAGGCGATACATCTCACGAAGCTTGTTATTTTCACCCTGAACCTGGTCAGCTGCAGCTTTACGCCTTTTAGCATATTCATCTTTAAGTAATTCAGTTACACTTTCCTCGTATTCTCTTTGTATTTTTATATCATTCTGGTTTATAGCACGAGTTAAGTCACGCGGCTCTCTTGTATGCGTTTTTGTAGTTTTATGTTTTCCTTCTATGCCAGCAGCTTCAAGTTGAGCTTTAGCAGCTTTTTCATATCCAGCCGCTAAATCAAAATATGCATCTCCTGTTTTCTCTGCAGCATATGCTTCATCATTGAGGTCTTTAATTCTCTGTTGTCTAAAATCTTCTGCAGATACCTGGTCAGCTACTTGTAAATTAGCTGCAGATGGACCCATACCGTATTCATCAGTAGCTCGTAAACTTGTTTGTACCCACCAGTTTTTGAATTTATCCCAACCTGATGGGCCTTTACCTGCTTCTGTTTCTGCTTTATTTCTAGCGATTAAAGCTTTTTCGTATTCATCTGCGGCTAACTTTTGAGCAGCAGCAGCTTTAGCTCTTAATTTAAGAGCATTGATTACAGCTTCAGTATTATCTACAAATACACTTTCAGCATCTGTTACATTATTAACAGATACTCCAAGCTGGTCAAAATTAGATTTGTTGTCTTTAATCCACTGGTCTTTCTTAGCAGTAGTTTCAAGATTTTTCCATTCCTGCTGTAATTGCTTTAGCTTTACAATGTTATTGCCGTAGCTGCCATTAGTATCTTCAAGTTCTTTAGCTATATTATCAAGAGCCTCAGTTGTAGATATAACAGCGTTTTTTGCTTTGAAAAGATTACCAACCCATGTTATAATCTGTTTGCCAAACATGGAAAATACGGTAAGCAGTATAACAAGCACAGTATTCCAGCTAAACAAAGCTTTAACTATTGAGCCTGTTACACTTACAGTTGCTTTACCTTCTGCTCTCAACAATTCATTTTGTTTTCTTAGCCTAATAATTTCATCAACAACCATAGGTATATTGTTAGATATACCTAAAAAGAAAGTATTAAGTGATACAGCAGCAGCTGGTAATTCTCGTACTACCTGAGAGATAGATATTCCTAAGCCATCCCATGTTCTTTGATAATGCCCTACGGATAATTTGTAACTGCCTGTGGCTTCTTGAAGCTTTATCATTTGCTGATAAATTTCATTTGTTTCCGCTTCAAGTTTTTTACCAGTATCAACTGCTTCTCTTTGAGCAGCAGACATTTGGTTAAGCTTTATTTTATTCAGCTCATATTGTGCTGAAAGTCTATTATATGACCCTTCAGCAGAAGCTGCTATTGTTGCTTGAAGTTGAGCAACTCTATTTGCTTCTTTTATCTGAGTCGAATATAACTTTAATTGCTGATTTTCTTCAGATTGAGCGTAAGCTAATTTTTGTTGTGCTTGAGCTATAGGGTCAATAGTAGCCTGTTGTTGTCTTCTAGAAGAAGTCAGCTCAGATATTTTTCTTTTTAATTCTATAAGTCGTTTACCTTCATCTGATTGTAAGTATGTTAATCTCTGTTCAGCTTTTTCAACTTCGGTTAAGGTCTGAATATGAGGCTTCATTGTATCATCAAGAGCCTTAATTTGATTTTTAAGGTTGATAATATCACCAAGAAGTTGTTGCCCCATTTCGCTATCTGCTCTTTCAGCCGCAGTTAAAGACTTATATAGCTCAACTGTTTGCTTTAGGTCAGACTTAAGACGGTCATAAGAAGATATAGCTTGCTGGATATAACGCTGCTGTTCTACAGTTGCTCTATTAGCATCTGAAGTTTGTGCTTTAAGCCAAGCAATCTGTTTACCCGTATCAGATAAAGCTAATTTAAGCTCATTCTGAGCTCTTTCAAGTCTTGACGTAGACGCTGTTGCTTCATCGACAGCTTTACGCCCTTCACTTGTAGCTCCACTAGCAGATTTAAGAGAATGCACAATCCTATCTGCACCTGCTCTGATAGCATTTACCATTGTCTCGTATGACTGATTGAGCTCGCCAAGTTGCTTGACAAGTTTTTCAATCGAGTCATCCGGCTCAATTATATCACTATATTTTATCTTATCGTCTTCAGCCACAATTATTTCCTTTTATGCCGTTTAACACTCTTGCTTTCTGCTTCTAATTGCTGTTTTATATTATCAACAGCATTATAGAATTGAAGTACTGTCATCTTTTTAGCATCCATGCTTGTTTTTTGAGCTATCAAAAGACAAGTACTTTCAAATTGCTTATCATATTTTATCTCAACAGACTCACTTCCTATATATGATTTTGGAGAATGCATATTAAGCATTATCATATCTATAGTTTCTATCTGTTCAGAGTTATCTGTGTCATTTATCATAGAGTCCAACACAAGAAGTGTTCTTTGCTTTAACTTATCGTATGCATCTTTTTCCTTTGGATTTACAAAATCTCCTGGAAAGTACATTTCAAGTTCGGTGGTTACTTTTTTTTTAAGCCAAGTCAAAAAGTCTATAATCTTTGAATGCTTTATTTCTTTAAGCCTGGCCAATATATTTTTAAGTCCATCGTCTGACAAATCATTAACTTCTTCGCCATCTATGCTATGGATAAGAGCTGCAAAAGCTAAGTACCTCGGTGAAATTTCATTGTTCACCATATACATATTTTGCCTCATGTTTTGCAGTTCTTGCAAAGCTTTTTTGGCATTATTGCTTTTAATGAATTTAGCAACACGGGTTATATGGGCATCAATATCATCTGCATCTGAGCCAATTCCAGAGTCTATAAGCAAATACTTATTGTACTTCTGAAAATTTACAATAGGCATTTCATCTATGCTGTCATATACCCGTACGACTTTTTTATTTACTATCAGGTTTTTCATATTAAAATTCGCGTTATAGGGGTTGATATGATAGGAATAAGTATAATACTCATCTCATTAAAGAAAATAGCGAGAATGATAGCGAGAATAAGCGACGTCCAAAAGCTTAAGCAAAAGTCACAATCGAATAATTGAGAAATAAGCTTAGGAGCTCTGGTAATTATCTCATCGCGCACACCGAGTTTTCCAATTAGCAAAATAGCAAATGCTGCTGCTAAGGCTATATATATTAAAGCCGAAAGCATTGTTATAAAATATACCGTTGACATAATTCTCTAGTTGTTAAAGTAAATTCAATTCGTATTCCTGCATAAGGGTACATGAAGAATTGTTTATCAATATCTTGCATACCTTCTCCTTTATAAGTATAGTTATTATAGATTTTCTCTATTGAATAACCTTTGTATATATTTTCAAAGCGCTCATATATATCATTTATAACAAGCTTACCAGTTGTAGTAATAAGACCTGGAGTAGTTAATACTCGCATAATTTCATCTTTTACTTCTTCTGTATGCATAACAGTTTCATCTTCATAAATACTACTGAGGCCATACCAAAATATAATAGCCCCGCTGAAAGTATATTGTGGCAATGATTGAACTACTTCAGTAATCTTTTGTGGGTCATAAATATCAAACCATGAAAAATTGCCAAAGTTATCATTTGGTAAAAGCGACACATATTCTCCATTGCCATTATACATTGCAGGATATATAAACTTATTACCATCTGGCCTATGTTCTACAAGCTTATATGCTCTACCAAATGCATAATTAAGCCACTTAAGTCTGTTCATAAGTGACTTTTGCATATCCTGTAATATCTTATCAAGCAATACAGGGTCTTCCTTAAATCTTATTTGTACTGAGTTTTCCTTCATTTCCTTATTGCCTGTTTTAATCGTTTAACTAATTCTTTTCTTATGTGAGAACGAATTATTCTGGTAAAATTTTTATCTGTTAAGCGAAAAATCTCTTCACCATATTTCTCAATAAGTTCAGGTGTTTTTTCATCACTCGCGGTCACATAAAAACCTTCTGAGTCAAATACTACAAACATAGACTCATGAAAAGCACCTGTATCTCGTAATGTGACCCTTGTAGTAGGCTGGCCTTTTTTCTTTTTTATTTGTATGGTTTTAGGCTTATATGGCATATAATCCATTATCTTTTCACCTCTACCATTGATACCGCGACGGTATAGCTGGTCATCTGCTATAGCTGATACTATTACGTCTTCTTTGTCACGCACAATACCTTCTAATAGCATAGGCAAGCTATCCTTAAAACTTCGCAACCTATATTCCAGATTGCGGAGTGTTGCGTTATACCGTTTTACGGCCATACTTATACAGTTCTATATTTAATGCCATTGTTTCGACACGGCAAACATACTCTATCAATTCCAGAAGTACTCAACTTAATGGCCTTGAAAGCCATATCTAGTTGATAGCTTAGGCCTGATTTTTTCATAGAAGAAGAGTCGCCATCTACTTCATATAGTATATCAAGTCGAGAAGCATTGATTGAATGTCTGTTTGTCCTTACGTTAGAGTTATATGCAAATTCGCGTAACATATCTACGGCTACTTGCTTAGCTATGACATCTTGAAACATCATTCTCTGCTCAATTATAAAATCTGTAATATCACAGCTTACAGCAACTTCTAAGTTTAATCCGTAGTTATTATCATAGGTATATTGATTATTTTCAACATCCCATAAATGTAAACTTTTGTCTTCTGTATTTATAAGTTCTTCATTTACGAAGAATGGATGAATTTCAAGATATTTAGACCATGCCATCCAAGCAAGTAATTCTCTACGTGAGCATGAACCGCAAGGCTCTTTTGACCAGTCTTTATTTTTTCTAATAGCTTGACTTCCCTCTGGAAGTTCAGACTGAAAATAGCACAAATACCAACTTCCTCCTGCATCATTATCTTCACTTTGGTATGGCAAATAGAGGTCATCGACTGTAAACCATTCAGCGCTATTATCTCGTATCTTATTAAGCTTTATAATCTTTACTGGAGCATCCATACTTGAATGCATAAGATACAAAGTATATTCTCCAGCTTTAGTAAACTGAAGGCATATTTTATTTATCTTTGTGGTTACGCCTTTTGCTCTTACTGGTACAATCTCGAAGCCGACTAAGTTTTTCTTATTCTTTACAGTATCTACTAATCTACCTGTTCCATCAAACAGAGTACGACTTTCGCATAATGGCTTATTTGTTCCTTCTACCGTTTTTTCATTGCAGTATCTAGCAATAGCCTTTTGAATGCTTGCTTTTGTTTTGCTCTCGAGCCATTCAGAGAATAAATTAGTTTCAACCCAATATTCAGATTCTATATCAGGCTGTTTTCCTTGTGCTTTTTGAAGCGCTTTATATTGTGTTCCTTGATAGCTTACTACATTGCCTTTATTATATTCTTTTTCAGAATCATACTCTGGAAAACTAATATTTTTAAAATCCGGGGCAATGCATGACATGTTTTGCAAAGTCAACAAAGGATGAATTTGTTGAAAATATAGGCCACTTTCACTCACGGTTAAAGCATCAGATATTTTTAAGTCTGATGTATCATAATTCTGCTCCCACCCAATAAGATGTAACAGCTTTTCTTGTATATCGTTGGCTCTAACCATAATTCTTAATTTTTTAATGAAAAATAGGAGGCCACTATCGCCTAGTGGCTTAGTGTGCCTCCTACCAAAGCTAATAACAACTCAAAGATTTGCTATCGGTTTTTATCCAAAGTCGTTGTTAAAATCATTGTTAAATGACCTTCATGCTCCTGCGCCTGCTTCCTTAGTGTTAACAGGATTATCAGTAGTATTCATAACAACAACAGGCTTAGCATAAACTGCATCCTCGCTTGATACGTTAAATGCCAAGATAGGACTAGGCAATGTAGTAGCATCACTGTTGTGAGCAGTAAGAAATGCAACATCTACAGCAAAGCCATAGTGCTCTTTGCGAGTACGGGTCATATCTGCAGTAGCAGCTCCTGCAATTGTGTTGTAGTCACCTACAGAATCGTAGAAGTAAGTACCTACAGGCATGTTCAGCATTGGCAATGTCGCAATACCCCACTCATGGCCATCACCAGAAACTGTGCCAAGCAAGCAGTCGCGCTCAAACCGAGTCAACATTCCAAGGGCTCCAGCATTTACCGCATAACCCTGAGCATATTTACCTCCAGCAGCCGCGATGTTGTTTGTAAGATGCACAATCTTGGTACCAAACTCGTTCTGCTTGTTTACGTCATTGTAAAGACCGTGCTGCTGCAGTTTGCGCATAATGGATTCAACTCCAGGGTCACCTATGATATGCAGCTGACCAAAGAAGTCATTTGCACCCATCATAACCTCGAGGTCACCAAATACGTTTTCACGCTCTGACCACTTGGCATTGACTGCATTGGATGAGAAGTCATACAGCAGTTTGTTCTTCAGAACCTGCGTCTTTGCAGCAGCAAGCGCAGCAATTGCAGCTTCGTCAAGCTTTTTGGCAAATGCATACAGATACTTCATAAACTTGGCTTCAAAGTCCTTCTGAATGCCAATTTCGTTGTTCATATACATTGCCGGAGCAATAGTAAATCCCCACGCATAAGTGGCAAATGTGATTTGAACCATTTTAGAAGTATTTTCACTGTCTGCGATAGTCACACTGCGGGTGTTTCCGATAGTAATATCAGCATCATAGTCAATTACCGGAGTTTCCAGCGTGTTACCGATGGAGGTCCTTGCTTTTTGCTTCAGTTCCTCAGTGAGGATGCCAGTAGGGTCTTCAGACTGCACCATAAAAGCGTTCAGCGCACCGTACCTACTGGGGCGATACTCAAACTTATCAAGGTTAGAGTTCGCACGAATGTTCTGGACACGTGTTAAAACTAGACTCATAACTTTTAAGTTTTTTAATTGTTAATACTTACGCTAATATGGTGCATTACCCTTTTACGCCTCATAGCATTTTTCGTTTATCTAATAGGCAAACTTGCCACATTGTTTTCAGTTCTCAGTTGCATTGACTGGTCTGCAAATTCCTGTGAGTCACGGGTCAAACCATTTGCAAGCAGATGTGCCTCAATGGCTTTATCGGCCTCAACTTGGCTCTTAATGCCAGACAAGTCAAGTGTTCCACCTGTTCCGCCTGAACCAGACCCAAAGCCTCCTGTTCCACCGCCTGTCTGCTGACGACCTGTATCGATTACATCTTTAAGCGATGTTTCCATTACAAGCTCTTGCATCGTATAAGGATTAAGATTGTTCTTCGGATTGTTGAGGATATTACCATCTGCACCGCGAATAACAAGTTTCTTTCCTCCTTGGCCGTCCTCTATGAAATCAGGAGTACCTTTTGCAAGGACTTCTGCTTTTGCAGCATTGAGCAGCGTCTTCTGAATAGGCTCAGTGATACCACTCTTAAACTTAAGACCTGCTGTAGCAGCTTGAAAAGCATAATCTACATGCGTATCCTTAATAGCTTTATCAAACTCTGCCTTTTTGGTATTGAACTCAGTTTCCTTTGTCTGAAGTTGAGTTTGAAGCTGAGTTACTTGAGCTTTAGCATCTTTCAGCTGTTGCTTCAAAGTTTCATCACCAGCTCCTTTTTCAAGTTTAGACTGGAGCTCTGCGACCTGTGCCTGAGCAGCAGTAAGCTGAGTTTGAATTGTTTTTGCAGACTCTGCTTTAGTTTTGTATTCGTCAAGTACGCGCTTAGCATAGTCGTAACTTTTTTCACCATCTTTCTTTTTAATGCCTGTAATGCCAAGAATATCAGCATCATACTGACCGTGCAATGCACCGATTTTAGTGCCAATAACGGTATTCTCATCATTTCTTGACATCTCAGCAATCGCATTCAGCTGGTCATCCGTAAGGCCTGTTAAAGCTGAACTCTGTCGTAGCATCTCAATTGTTAACATATAGCTTTGTTTTTATTGTTAATTACTTTTGTACTAACTCTGCAGCATCTCCATACGGGTCGTGCAAGGCTGCCATAATGGTATAACCAAGGCCTTTATACGTTTTCTTGAAAAGCTGCCACTCTGCAAATGTGAACATTTGAGTATATGCTGGTGACTCTTCTTCGCCAGTCATTGGATTAAACCTACGACCGCGCACAATTGACAAGTGCACCATCTTCTCAGTACCCGGCTTAGGAGTATAATCACCCTTAGCCTGTGTTTTCGAGGCCGATGATTTTTCTTCAATAATATCATCAACATCCACTAGGAAAAGAACTACCTCATCAAGCTCTTCTTGTAAGTCGCTTGTCCAAGCTTTTCCGCCTTTAGCTTTAGCAGCTTCTAGTTCTGCTTTGCGTTCTACGGCCTTTTTCTTATAAGACTTAACATCCTCAAGACTGAGTGCCTGTAGTTGCTGAAGTTCCAATTTCTGTAACATATTCCAAAAGTTTTTTGTTTATAATATCTATTTTTTCTCTCATTGGCTTATTTGAAGCAAACTCAATTATGTTAATGTTCTCACGTTCAAATTTTTCGACTAAAGTACTAAAATTTATTTTAAGCTTTACCAAGTTTTCATTTAATAACTCTTTTTCATACAATTTTAACACTTCATCCAGCGTTTTATGTGGATATGGCTCCAATTGCTTTAAGATAAGCATTCTCTGAAGTACCAAAGGATTGTTACGATACTCAACTTCAAGAATTTGTTGCGATATAGCATCTAGTTCTGAGTTAGACGCACCATTCTCCTTTGCTTGTTTGTACTTAGAATATAGCTCTGTTACTGTGAAAACGTAAAACTCTGTACCCCAGTTTACAGAAGATGATATGAAAGCACCTCCATACCTGAGTTTGCAAACAGTATCTTCGACAAATTTCTGTGCCAATTCAAAGTTGGTCTTTAAGGCATTGAGAACTGAGGTTTTGCTTTCAAAGTTAGCAGTTACCTGAGTTTCATTGATAGCTTCTTTTTCACTTACAGTACCACCTGAACCAACAACAGAAATTACAATTTCATTTTTAAGCCTTGCACACTCATTGACATTATAATCAAGTGAGTCTTTATCGATAGTAGTTATCTGAACAGGATTACGCATATCTGCGACACCTTCAGATTGATTTGGTATAGGAACTTCTAAGAATGAACCAGGACCAGCTATACGCTTTTCGCTACAGCAAGGACACTTTTCAACTGTTCCATCATTGAGAATTTTATACTCGCCTTTTGCATTGCGTAGAAAACCTCCATCGCAGTAATCACCAGTCTCATTATTCTCAAAATTACAATCAGCTTCATACGCACTATATATAGGATAAGGTGCATACAAGTCTAAATGCTGCTTCGAAATAGAGAAGAACAAATACCAATCAAGATTTGACAGCTCTTTTGTAATTGGATTTTTCTTAAGGTCTTTATTTTTCTCATTGAGTTGTGTTGACCAAAAGAACCGAGCTGGGCAATATCCTAAATCGTGCTTTGCTTCTGAAATAAGTGACTGAATTTCATTTTTCTCATTCAGCTGATATACTCTTATAGAAGTATCATCAAATACAGCTATTCGATGTTCCGGCTGTTTGAAAATAAGCCACTCAAACTGATTTTCATCAAGTCTAAAAGTCTGGTAATCAATTACAGCATCAATCTCAAGCCAATAAAAATATGGCTCTGGACGTAAAGATGTTTGTACTTGAGGAAGGTCTACTACCAAAATACTATTTGGCGATACCTGCATTCTCTTCCATCCGGTTGTCTTCCACACCTCTGGCTCGTTGAGGTTATTCTTTTTATACTGAGACCAGTCTTCTGCAAGCTCTGAGTCTGTAAACTGGTATGAGCTTGATGAGTTACGACTATAGAAAACCCTTTCGAGTTCTCTATAGACGTCCTCAACTACAGCAGGTGTAGGCAACGGAAATTTGAACAGATGAAGGAATATGTTGAATTTATCCTTCGGAAGCAACTGTCTTACCCAATCAAGGAATATAGTCGTAGGTTGGTTAATATCAGATACAGCAACATTCGTCTCAGTATGAAATCTAAGACGGCGCTGCATGTTTACAGCTTTCTGAATAGTCTGACGTTTAGTTGGCTTTTGCAGAATTTGCTTTATCTGATTTAATTCTAAGGCCATTTTCTTCGTCGTAAGTATAATTGCTATCTTTAGGTAATTCCCATCCACCGTTTATGGCTGTGCCCATATCAAGCAGGCGTTCGGCATGCTGAATGCCAAACTCCTGCCTCATATTGTACTTAGGCACAACCAATGTTACTGTTTGTTCTTTTTTCTTTATCATAACTGAAAGTTTTAAGCTCCAGCAGAAGCAGCATTAACCCAATCTGTAAGAGGATTGAAGTCCAATGTTTCACGCTTAACGATGTAGAAGTTATCGCTCCAGTTAGGATAGAATGACCATTCAATGGTATTGCTGTCCGGCTCTTCAAAACCGCCAAGCTTCTTATCGCCAACAAAGAACTTACCAATAGGAATTGGGAAGTATGCTGTAGGCTTATCCTGGTCATCTACCAAACAGCCAATGTTGCCGTTTTCATCAATCAGCCAAACGCCAATCTCTTCGCACATATACTGTTTCAGCTGTGCAATTGTCTTCTGACTTTCCTGATAGATAGTGGCAGAGAACGTTGTCGGCTCACGGCCAATTGTAATCTCAATACCTCCAAGTGTCTGGTTACCACCACCGAATGTACGAGCTGCACCAGGCTCAGAAGTAGGTCCTTGAATATACGGAGAAACTGTCATTTTAGAACCATCAGCTGCAGAAAACAAGGTAGAAAACGATGCTTTCTTAGTCGGGTCAGCGACAGAGTTCTTCGTTCCAGCTGTCTTATAGATGCGCTGGAATGCAACTTTTTGTACTTGCCCCATGCTCTCCTTGCAGTTTGCAATTTCAAGGTCGGTGATATGTGCGCCTGCAGGGCATCCACAGTTTAATCCCATAATTTATTTATGTTTTAATGTTAATATTACCGAGCAGCTACCCTTAACTTGCATCGAATTACCTGTATTTTTGCTTTGAATTGACTTCTCCACAGGGCAAATATACTAAATTTCTTTATAAGTTGTGCCGCTTTTAACATTTTTTATAGAGGTATTTTTATTTCATATTCTCGCATTATGTCCATTCAAGGCTTATGATTTAATCATTTATATATAATTAGAAGCTCAGAAATTACGAGAATAATGCGAGAATATGAATTTTAACTCAATTTCTCAATGATATCTTCTTCCTTCCAGCTTTTCTAAGCCTCATTTCTACTACTCCAGTTAATGCATCTGGTGCATCATCATGAGCAGCCCTTCGCTTATTATCTTTACGATAAGTTGTAATAGCATTATAGAATTCACGCCATTTTTTATCCCAATTTTCTGGAAACGCTACATCTGAGTTAACAAGAGCTGAATTTGAAAAAATACGAGCAGCTTTATTTTTTGTCTGTGTAAAAGTATTTATGGCTGTTTTGAAATTATGCAAAGTAGCTCTTGTAATACGCTTTACATTTCTAGCAAACTGCCTACCACCATTATTGGACTCTATCAGACATTCTGTTATACTATTTTCTGTGAGCATTTTAGCCAACATTACTTCAGTTTTTTCCATGGGCAGTTGTGTGTATAGCACATCAATTACATATAGCATTTCTGGAGTATTTATAAAGCAAATTGCACATAAATAATCAGAGCCAGTATCAGCTGTATCAACGTAACACCATCTTTGATTAGCTTTAGAGCCTGATGGCAATTCTATATTTTGATATGTTCTAAACTCGTGATACATAAGGCCCTCAGTAGGAATTGGATTTTGCATATATTGGGTCTCAAATACTACCGGGTTAATCTCTCGTAGTTTATATAGCTCCTCAAGATTGTGCTTCATTGGCCAAAGAGCATGTTCTTCTCCTGTCTCAGGGTCTGTTTGTATAACTGGAAGTGATAAAACAGTCCATGTATCTGGCTCTATCTCTTGCAAATAGCCACAGAGGTCATGCTCATGTAATCTTTGCATTATAATAATGATAGGCGTCCTACGCGAGTTAACACGGTTACGTATTGTATTTTCGAAGCGTTGGTTTATGCGCTCTCGTATAAGGTCGGATGCTGCATCATCGGCTTTCAGGGGGTCATCGATTACAATTGCGCCTTGAAATATATTGGCTTTAGCATCTATCATTTTAAGCATTTCATTCGTGTGGTCATCGAAAACAAATATATCATTGCCTCCATCCATTTTATCTATTTCTTCATCTACCGCTCCAGCACCAAAGCCTGTGACCTGACCTTGTGTTGACACTGCATAGAGTTCTCCTCCTGCTTTAGTTTTCCATCTCTTAGCCGAACCTTTCTCGGATGCAAGAGCTGAATTAGGAAAGAGTGTTTTATATAATTCTTCACTCATTATATTACGTACGGTATCTGAATTGTCATTCACAAGTATATCTGAATACGACAAATGCAGAAATCTACACCGCGGGTTCAAGGCGAAGGCCCATGAGATAAACGACTTAATAACTAATTCTGTATTGTGTGATACGAGCCCATTGGCTATAAAATTTTTATCGCCAGACACTTCAATATGAACTAATTCATGCTTTCCTACTTCTTCTATACTAACAATTTCATCAGGATAGAAATCTTCAGCCCAATATCTCGTAAGGTTATCAGGAAAAATTTCCACTAATTCTCTAAATGTATCTTCTGGCATATTCCTATTTGGCCCAACTGATTTATACCCTAAATCAAAGTGTATCATTTTGTAAAGGCCTTCATTCTTTATTATAGAATACGGGTATGTGCATGTACGTTCTATTTTAGAGGGCTGTAAAATGTATTCTTTTGCTTTATCTGCTTTTCCATAAAAATCCAAATGCGGATATAATTTTTGAGAATACCTCCTTGATATTGCAACATTCCATACACCAGCTTTTTCATTTTCATAAAATCCTAAAGTTGATGGGATTTTCATAGTAGATAACAGATATTGGATATCCTCAGCAAGTCCTTTGTTTGCTAGGCCTATAGACAACTGGCCATTCTTTTTTATAGTACCATCTGTCGCTATCACCATTCCTAAAAACACATATTTTTGTCGCATAGAAGTACTAAATATTCCTAATGGGATTCTTTTAGTATAAGAGCCATTTCCAACTAATTCATGCTTTATTAAAATGTCATTTATTACGCCTTTAGTTCCGCCTAATATGGTATATTGACAATCTGCGGTACAAGAATAATGCTTGACCTCACCTCCGAGTTCATTAACAGCCTTTATAACAGCATTTACCGCTAATTTATCTATGTTAGTAAATCCTAATTTACCAGATTTTGTACAACATCCGTCAAACAGCACCATTGATATTAGTATAACCTCCGCGTCTGATAATGTTTCGGCGCCGTCCAACTCTTTTTTTAGTGCAAATATCCTATCTCCAATTTTAAGCCTATTAGATTTTACATACCCGAACGGTGTCCTCCAAGGATGGTCAATACTGCATACAACTGACCGACCTGACCTCATAGTAATTTCATAGCAGTCTTTATATGCCGGCTCAGTAGCAATAACGCTATTAACAACTGCTCTACCATCTTTGAATGATAGCACTTTATCTCCTGGCAGTATATCAGCTATTTTTTTTCGCTCACCTGTAGCAAGCGTAATAAGGGTATCTTTACTAACGCATTTCCCGTATCTGGGAGCGATATTGATAATCAATCTGGTAATTTTACCATCTACAACATCTTGTAACACTTCGAACATTTTCTTATGGTGCTCTGCTACTATGAATGAGCGTTTATATTGGCATTTAAACATTAGTTTAGTATACTTTTCAAATGACGTAAGAGCCTCAAGACGCAACATTTCTACAGGATTTACAGTTCCGGGCTTTGTGGCGTCTAATGCTGTTTCTTGCATTTCTTTAAGTGACTTCATTGCTATATTTTTACTTTATTAAGTTTTCACGTATAATCAGATATGCTTCACGACTTACAGGCACATTAGGAATAATGCCTGTTTGGAGTTGTTGCTGCTCAGGTAGATTAAGCTGCATTTGGCCTTTTCCAAACACACGGTCCCAAAGCTTCTCAATTGTTTCTATATTGCCAAGTTTTGTATCTTCTTGCAAGCGCTTTATAACTGTTTTGATAACGATTGGTATCTTTTTATTGTTATACAGAGCCGCAAGTTGTGCCTCATTGCACGTTAACAAACAAGCCAATAAATTAGCCGTGTCCTGCTTTGTAAGTTGGACACTTAAATTGATATTAAGGCTAGTAAGAAGCTTTGTTATTTCAGGCCTTGATGCTCCTTGTAACTGAAGTGCTGAGCGTATAGCTGATGAATATGAACCTCTGCCCGAGTCATGGCGCTCTGCTAACTCAGTTGCTTTAAGTGGCTCTACAGTCTGAGCCTCAAGTGCCTCAATAGCCTCAACTCGTTTTTGCTGCTCTGCAATACGTTTGGCTTGAAACTCAGTTTGGCCATCTGGTATTTCTTCCAAGCCAAGTTCTTCTGCTAACGATCGGCGTTTTTCTTGTTTAGCTTGAAGGTTTTTAAGCTTCTGCTTTTCAAGATACTTAATACGAGCCAATTCCTTTGCATCGTATTTTGATTTAATGCGCGTGGCCTCTTGTTCTACGAGTTTGGATGTGTCTGGATTAGACATTCCAGGAACTATTGGCCTGTTTGGCAATATATCTGCTAATTTCTGTGCTATTTTATCTGTTTTCATATTGGCTATTATATTTTTGTTGTTTATTTGATATAGTTTTACTTTTTTCTTCTAATGCCATACCTTTCTTTATTTGGTTTTGTAATCGCCTATACTCTGTTGCTTTTCTAAGGTCTGGCTCTATAGTTATTATATCATCTGCATTATTAAATCTCCATACAGAACCATAGGCTATTCTCCGTTGGCCATTGCAACACATGTATATGGCGCTTGGGTTGACTTTTGTCGGTGTTGAATTTGCGTATTCTTTTATAGAATCCCATCTTTTATAAAATTTATAAGTATTTTCTGCTATCTCAGTATACTGATATACGGCTCTATGTGGATAACTACGTATAGTATCTGTTCCTGATTTACGTATTGTATCTGGTATTCCCCATTTTGCTGCATATCCTGGTATGACGGCTTTTTCTGCTGCACATTTATTTAAGCTATTTATTATGTTGTGGCCGTAGGGAGCATAAGCTATATATTCATCTATCAATTCATACATTCTTAGGTATACGCCTGTCAAGTCTAGGTTCATAGGAATTTCTTCTGTGGACACCGTTATATATTTGCTTTCAGTTATGGCTTTTGCCAAGTCAGGATTGTTTTTACTTGGCCAAGCTGCATTATGAAATGCATCATATATAAGCCTCTCTATTTTGTTTTTAACAGTAAAAGTTCTTCTTTCTCCTGTCCAGCCTATGTATACTTTATTATCATACTCAAACTCAAGTATGAAAAATGCACTTGTAGACTGTAAATTGGCGTTTTCTTGTAAATCTACCAAATACTTGTATTTACCTATGCGTATCATAAATATAGTTTTTTTATTACTTTGCAAATATACTAATAAAAATTGATAAGTGAAAATTCTCGCAGAATAAAAATTACACAGAAATGAGAAATTAACATTTTTTTATACTAGTGAATTATCAACCTTTTAATATGATATTTCACAGGTATTTAGGCATATATCTTAGTTAGTGAATAGGAAATGAGGCTTTGGTTTCTCGTGTTTCTACTCCACAAAATAAAGCTAATTGAAAATCAATATTTTATCAAATTTAATTAGTGAATAGAAATTAGGTGGCGCAGAAACAATCATCTCTAACTCTTCTACGAAGTCTTATACTGTGATATGTGAATAGATAAGCCTATCTATATCACAATTCACTATTCCAAGTCTATTTTATCTCTTTTATATATTTATTGTTTATGTTGTTTATCGATATCTAATTTATTGAAAATCAATCATTTATTGAGAAACTTCACTCTGATTTCGCATGTTTATTTTGTTTCTTTGAAAATTATTTCTGAGCATCTATTCTTTATTGCGAGAATGGGATTTTGTCAATTCCTTATTAAGTCTAGGGGCCTAGATTGATATTTGCGAGAATGTATGCGAGAATGAGAATTTATGAGCCTCTGGGCCTTGCTCATACTCATATATGATTTGAATCCCAATTTGCGAGAATGATTTGAACCCCAATTTGCGAGAATGATTTGAATCCCAATTTGCGAGAATGATTTGAAGCCAAAAAATTTTTCTGCCTATGGACATGGCTCTATATACTATATATAAGGGGGCACCCAGGCACTGCGGCAGGGGCCTAATTTCCACACAGGCTAAACAAATTAAATATAAAAATCTATTTCGTTAAAAAGCATTAAGCCTGACAGCCTCATTCGTTAATTATAGCTTGATTCATTAATTATGGTTTAATTCATTAATTATGGTTTAATTTGTTAATTATTGGTTTGATTCGTTAAGAAGCATTAAGGCTATGAGCCTGTTAACAACTCTCTGGTAAAACAACCTTCAAGTTCCAAGCCATAACCAGGCTCACAGGCTCTCCTCTAACAAGGTTTAACGAAGCTTTAACAGCTCCTAACCGAATATATTTTCAGGTTCCGATTGTTTTATTAGCTGACAGTTATAAAATCATTATTTTCAGCTTATTAACGAAACAACCAGGAAATCTAATACAATTTAACTTGTAAGATTTTTATAGGTTATTTATTTTACAGGTTATATAGCCGACAATTTTTAATATTTATATCCAGGTTCCTTAACACTTTTTTAATGCATAAATTTTATAGCCGGTAAAATTATTATTATATTAGCATATCGAAAATAAGCCGGATATATATATAATAATTTAATGGTTATTAACCAAATATCCAATACTTATTAACGAATATCCAATACTTATTAACCAAATAAATTTTTCCGGTTAAAATAAAATTGGTATATTTGTATATCGAAAATAAAACGAGAATAATATGGAATAATTAAAAAAATATAGACAGTATGAAAATTAGCAGAAATTATCGTTTCGTCCTGACAGTTCTGGACAACGAGAAAATTAACGCGGGAGAAATCCGTATTGACAGCTATGCTGTAACCGGCGAAAGAATGTTTGTCAGCGAATGCCATTATTATGCCGAAAAAAATATTTTGGAATGCCTGAAAGAGGCCGACAAAAGAAATGACCTGAGCGGTTATTACGGCCATACGTACTGTATTTATAAGGAAAACAAGTCGAAAAAGGAAATAACCGAACGGGAGGAGGACGGCAAGAAAATTGTCGAAACTAGAGAAATACCGGGAGAGGCAATGTTGCTCGAAATAATAACCGTGGACGAAAATGGCGTAAATATCCGCTGATGCGGATATTTAGCCCAGGCCGGGAAGGCTGTACAGGAGTTCGACTCTCCTGCTGGGCACAATTGGCAATATTGCCGAGAGGATTAAAATAAACTATAATATGGATAAATTTAATTTAGTAGTACGTGCTGCAAGAGAATTGACGCGTGCCGTACAAGAGAATTATTATGGCCTGTCAGACCTAAATGATATTAATTACAGCGAGGTATGTGAATGGTGTAACTTTCCTGATTTACAAGACGGAGGTATATATGAACAGGCTATTGATGCGGCTGCAAAAATTATTATAGAGGTTATTAAATAACAGGAGAATTATGGCACAATTACAGCAGTTTTTGTTCGGATTGTCGTTCGGACAGGCCAGGAGAATACGCGGATATATGCTGAAACGGCGTGTATTGCGGCTCAATGAAAGGCCTAGAGCAGGCCATAAATGGCTATATGCCGAACGAGGATATATTAGAAGGACTGTCAGAAGTATTGGCAGGAGAGTCCTGCACGGGAGAATGGCCGAGAGATATGCAGCTAGTAATATGTATGGAGGCATGGCAGTAAAAAGTGTTGGACTAAAACAAGAGGACAGCAATGGAAAATAACAAATCGCAGTTCAAGAGGACAGGAGTTTTGCATGGCGGAACCGAGTGCGTTGAGGTACAAATAAGTCACTCAGGCGATGCGGCAAGGTATGTGAGCACAATCATGTTCACAGTAAGGGACCCAGAGGTCACGAGAGGCCGTTGGCAAGAGAAACGCTACAGCAAGAGAAACGGCTATGCGTATATTGTGAAGTACGGCAAGAGGCTATATTTGCACAAATTTCTAAGAATATACTAACATGGCAGCAAGAGACTATAAATTTGAGTACATGCTACTCAACCGGCTTCAATGCGATTGCAATTACTATCTTGGCCACGGCGGCCGAAATGCTCAGCATTGTCTTTGGGCCCATGGCGAGCAGAAACAAATCGATAAAATGCGAGAGCTTTACGATTTGTTGCCGGTTAAACCTGAGTGGCTTACAAGAGAACAAATTGATGGATACGCAGCAAGAATGGGCATAAAATAGCCAACATTATTTAACGAAAAAAGTTCTTAAAGCAGTAACCAGATTAAAATAAAAGTAGTATATTTGCATATACTTAAAAAGATATGGCGATAGCCAAAACAACTAAAATTTACAGCAATATGGTAACAATGAAATTTTCAGCAACCAAGTCAGAAACATTGTTTTTGACACCGACAATTGCAGTTGAACAAGACAACTCAGAAACAGCAATCCGATTTGCTCTTTGGCACGGCGTGTTCAGTGTAGAGGTAAGCAAGAGTTACAAAAACCGTAAAAGCTAAATAACATGGCAAGAAACGAAATATTTGTAGCGGCTTATAGGCTTGAAGTTGAGGCCACTCGAGAGAATTTGGACAGTATGGAGAACTTCATGGAAGCAATTTCGGATTGCGCTATCGTGTCCAACGATGAGGGCCATGTAGCTATCATAGTAGCTTCTTCAGAAGCCTTGAGCCTATCAAGATTGGCTAATATGGCACTCAGATTTTTTGGCAAGGAGGGATATAGTATAAGTACTCTCGGACTCTTAGGGCCGTTCAAGAAACTCAATTGATATTTTTTAACATAAAACTTGGAAAAAGTTCCCAAAGCGGCTCAATGATTCAAAAAAACATAGTATATTTGCAATATCAAAATTAAACAATAACATTTTAATAACAATTCAAAATTTACAGCATTATGGTAACAAAGAAATTTTTGCAGATGACAACGAAGAAGCTGAATGCTCTTTTGGCAACAGCAAGTGATGAAGACAAGAAGGCTATCGAAGCCGTACTCGCAGCTCGTGAACAGGCTCAGGCCCCCGCTGCTCCTGCAGCTCCTGAGGCAACCGCAGAAGAGACTCCTGCAAATGAAGAAGAAACTCAGCTCAGTCTTGAGGAAGAAGCAGCTATTAAGGCAGCTGAAGAGAATGGCGGGCTCAACCCGCTTTACAATGGCAGCAAGGCAACTCAGGAGAAAAAGCCAAAGATGACCGATGAGGACCGCCATGCGCTGGCCGAAGAGCTGAAGAAGAACGTTAACCATCGTTGTCAGGCAGTTCCTTTTAACACCGTAGAATGGGTTGACGGCTATATCGCCGGAGTGATTGAAGAGAAGCGCAGCAATAGGGTACTCTATGCAATCAAGACAGACGACGGACGCCGCATTGTTAAGGTACACGACAGCAATCTCGTTCGCATTCTGGATGAAGTTGTTGAGCCGGAGAAGAAAATCCGTGCTCGCAAAGCAAAAGACCCGGCAGACAAAATTGAATGGACGCCGGAAGTAATTGCCGAAGAGGTTAACGAAGTTATCGGCAATGTAGGTAAAACGGTAGAATTTGAGAAATATCGCACTACAGACGAAAACGGCGAAGAACACATTGAAATGGTAGTTGGCCGTATCGTGGCAATCGTGCCTGACAAACGAGCTCAGCGCTTGCTCTACCGCATTTCAGTTCCGACCCCTATCGAAGGCAATCCGCTCGCAACGAAGACTATGCACAAGGTTGTAAAAGCTGAGGGCCTTAAGATTGCCGAAGAGTTCGACGAAGAAGGTGCGCAGCTCAATGCCAAGTATCTGGAGCGCCGTGAGGCATCAGCAATCCGCAATCCGCTTACTGCTCAGGACCGCGTAATTCGCTGCGAGGAGAATGTGAAGAGGGCAGAAGAGAAGCTGCAGAAAGCTCAGGAAGAGTTGGAAGCCAAAAAGAAGCAGCTCTTGGATGCAAAGAAGGAGCTGGATTTATATCCCGGTCAGGTAAATGAAGCTCCTGCCGGAGCTCCTGTTGAGATTACAGCCGGAGAGGAGTCACTTGCATAACACAGCCGCCTGACACCGTTTCTCCCATGGGGCCGTCTCGAAAGAGGCGGCTCTTTTTTTTGCTGCATATCTAAATATGCAGCTATTTTTGTATTATTGTGATTTATGTTAAAATATGTAAACTCATAGAAACATGCTTCTTTCGCGTTCTAAAACACTTTTAGGCTTTAGGTGTACTATAACATGGGTTAACTCAATTTGACGCGATAGAGGCCAAAAGAAGTATATCTATCAATGTATTTTTATAAAGCCTATAATATGAATTGAGGCATGGACTTTCCTGAGCTTTAAGCTACCAAGCAGTTATATAAATAGCTGTTAAATTTATGGCTAAAAAGTTGACTCATTTTCTTGGCTTCTAGGACACTTTTATTTGAGAATAATAGTAGACTAAATCTATAAAAAGAAATGAGGAGAGAATGAACGAGAATAATGAAATTTCATATATTTTCGAGGCATTTAGAGCTCTATATTTTTATTTTGAAGCCGCAATAAACCAATGAAAAATTTTTATGTTAAAGCCTGTGAAACAGTGATTTATATCAAGATTATTTTGTACTTTAGCTTATAAAAGAACAAAAGTAAAACTGTTAAAAAATGTTACACACTAGAACACATAAAAGCCGCATGGCCATTATGATTAAACAGCTTATGCCTGAATGTACAAGCTGTGTAGCCCGCGTGCACAGTGGACTATGCAGCAATTGTCCACATTGGACTCCGAGTGTGGTACAGGAGTTAACAGAGGAAATGGCCGAGAGAATATCCGCCACAATTGGACAGGAGAATATCACAAGGCCCAACGAGAGAAATGTTGAACAAAAATAAATAATTGCAATATGGAAATAAATGAACAAGAGAATACCCAAGAGGTACAGCAAGAGAATTTGCTTGATGGCTCTCAGTCAGTTCAAGCAATGCAAGAAGGAAATGAACTGCCAATTGCTGTTCAATTAGTTCAGCCTCAAGCTGCTTTAGATGAAATAGCGGAGCTTGAGAAGAAATATCGTGAAACTATAGAACGGGAGAATAAATGAGCAATTTTGTTTTAGATTACAGCAAAAAGCAGACTTTGCAAATATCAAATGATGCTTTTTGCTTTTTGTATTATGGCGAAGAGCCATTAGACGAAGACAATTTGGAAGAAGCCAATGAGGTATCTGAAATGTTTTCCAATAATTTTTATATAGAAGATGATTGGAAAGCAGTTGATGACTCAGACCTTATAGAATGTACTTTTGTTCCGTATGTTGAAGACCAAGCCGATTATGATGAATATGAGGACCTTACTAAATATATTCAGCAGCAAATAAAATGGCTTGATGCAAACCATATTAGAGTGTGGTGGTTTAATAACCAAACTGGAGCGAGAGAATTACGCGGTGATTTTAAGGTTTATACCAATAAATATGGCCTTAAGTGTTTTCATACAGGCAATCAAGATGAGGATTTTGCGACAGGAAAAACGAGCTTGTATTTTTTGAAGAATTTCAAGAAGCGCATAGCTTAACAAGTGAACGAGAGAAATATAAGGCAGACTACAGAAAAGTAGTCTGCCTTTTTTACATTAAGCTTTCATCTTCTTCTATAACGAGAGAATAGCCGACTCCTCGTAGGGTTTCTATAGTTACTCGGCTATCCATTTTAAGCATATCTCGCAACATACACATATGGACGTCTAAGCTACGTTTATTAAAGTAGTTATCATCAGTCCATACTTGTTGCATAAGTATTTTCCTAGGTAATATTTCGTTTTTATAGGCACATAGTAAAGCAAGAACTTGGCTTTGTTTACGATTAAGCCGTGTTTTTACACTGCCTATAGTAAGAAATTTATCTACTGTATTAAACAAGTAATCGCCTATCTCATAAGATGGCTCTATATTTCTTACTCGCACACCACATCTTTTCAAAACGGCTTTTATTCTTCTTATAAGCTCCTCAATGTTATATGGCCTTATAACGTAATCATCTGCACCTTCATCAAATGCTTCAATAACATACTCATATCGGGCCTTGTCTGATACCATTATTACCGGTATTTTATCATTTGATTTGCGCAAAAATTTTAATGGCTTTAGCATCATAAAGGCATCTGTTGTTTTATAATGGCTTAATATGCATAAGTCATAATTCTTTTCTCTGATTTTGAATAGTATATCATTCTCAGTTGAGGTTATTACTTGAAAGCCGTTATACACCAAATAATCTACCAGGATTCTACAGTCTTCATCTTGATAGATTAAAATTCTTGGCAATGCTAATTTAGTGTTATTACTTTTCATATCATTTCTTTAATCTTGTTTTGCAAATCGTTATATAGAACTTCATACCAAAATGGATTAAGCCTTAACAGGTCAAAGTATGAGTATACGCCTTTTTGGTATATTAAAGAAGCATATTTAAGCTCTTTGTCCGCTCTTTTTTTAAGATGCTCATGATAGAACTTTATGGACTGGTCTACATTTACCAAGAATGGCGATTTATGCTCTATAAGAACTTTCTGCTCTGTATTTTGGGCAAAATAATATGGAATATTAGGCATTGCCCAAAAAGTTAATCCAGCACCGTATTCCTCACTTGCTTTATATAAAAAGCCAGGGCATGGACGAATTGAGTCAGGATATAAGCTTTTACATATTCTTAACCTACGTGGAATAAAAGGATTAAGTAAAGTAGTTAATCGCTTGTTTATATAAGTTGAGTATTTATCAACCATTCTTGTGTGCTCTTTAACAAGTGATGAAACTAACAGCTTAATCCTTTCATTTCCTATAGGGTCACTCAGGCGTATATATTCTTGCCTGAAAGCTTCACGCTGAATACGTATTCTATCTTCTTTAAGCCGTTGAGACTTTTTCCTTTTAGCTTCTACGCCAGCCATTGCGGCTCTGCGCTGTCCCTCAGGTCCAAACAGTCTTACACCTTGACAATTATTTGGACCTACGCCTACCCATGGCATTTTATCTCCATATCTAGCTTCAATCTCTCTGTTTTCTTGCTCTTCTTCAGATAATTCAACATGTTCTTCTTCTAAGGTAATTTTTTCAATTGCCTCAGATTGAGCCTCTTGAATATCCTCATCATCGCTTTTAATTTCATCGAGAAATTCAAAGAGTTCCTTTTCGGTTAAGTCTCCATATTGCTTAATATCTTCCATACCACTTAAATAAAGACTTGATTATATCTTTTCCAGCTCGCTTGTTAAGCAATCCAAAATATGCGATTGCAAGCATGAGCCTTGCTATTTTATGCAATACCCAGGCTAATAGATATATAGGGAAATAAAGTACACCTACATATCTCCATAAAAATTTAAGCACCTTTTTCATCTTCTGCTTGCTTTAATTCAACATAAGTCTTATGAAAAGCTTCATCACCTATTCCTTTAATAAAAGTTCTAAGTGTAGAAGGATATTCGCTTGTATTTATAGTCTTATCGACTACTTTCGCGTAAAGAGCAGCAAGAGCTTTAGGCCCAAATACCTTTTTCTCTTGCAATCTTTCAATGGGGCCTCTTTTGAATTGAACACCTGGATGCTCATCCATAATCTTTGTACGAGTTAGATACAAATCCTTAATCAAAGCCTCAATATGCTTTTCAAACTGAGGCGTTTGAATAATATCAATAACTTTCAAATCTTCCAGCTTCATTTTTATAAGTTTTTAAGTTGTTGTCTATAATACTTTTCTTGCATATCGAAATGTCTCTTATATATATGCAAATCATGAGCAAAATGGTAATAAGTGCCTATTGGCACACCGAGCTCATCTGCGACTAATTGTTGAAGCTTTGTCCAACAATACTGGTCATTGCAAAAGCCATAAACCAAATCATTGCTTCGCATAGTTACACACATATCAAGAGTTCCTATTTGAGGCTTAATATCAAATCCGACTGATAGCGTACAAGGTGTATCATACTTATAGTCATCTTTTTCTTTGCCGTCAAATATAGTAAACCAAGCTTGACGAGTATCTTTATTCTCTTTAAGCTGTTCAATGCACTTTGCCAATTGACCATTGCGAGTCCATTGCCAACCGTAATTAGAATTGACAATGTTATCTCCACCGTGCATTTTATTCCACGTAGGAGCATGTTTTTTAATTTCAGCTACACTCCTATCTCCAGACATATACCAGGCATATTCGTACTCTGCGTATCGTTCACTAAATTTACGCCATTCTGTTGTTATGATGCGTTGCTGAGGATTAAGTAAATAAAAACCAACATTGTAAACAGCTTTTGTTCCAACGTTAGTATTTACTCCTTGGCCCATTATAAAACCATATAAATCCTCAAAGGCTTCTGTTGCATTTTTATAAGCTATATTCATAACTATTTTACCCAAATTTGTTTAACGCTCCAATCATATCTTTGCCGAGATATTTTAAAAGTCTCAGCCTGTTTGTAGGTATTAAAGTATCTTAGTAATTTACCTACTGAGTCAAATACTCCATATTGCATTTTTCCCATACTAATCCCATCCTCCTATATTATACATCGATAACTCATCATCTTTAGGTATTGTATTTCTAATAGCGTCAAGTAACTTTTTCTTTGATTCTCTACAGAGGTTATAGCCATAACCCTTATACCGGTATGAGCGCTCCCAAGTAGATATTGGAAAAGGAATTTTGTTGTCTAGTACTAAGCGCTTTTGATGCAAGTGCTCAAAAAAATCTCTATGATATAGTAGCATATATTCCCAATGCCATTTATCATCGCTGTCATCAAAAGGAAAATCTTCACTCTCATCAGCGGGCATACTAGTCACATTATCAGGAACTATCTCCTTGTAATATGCAAACTTAGTAATGGTAAAGTCGAAATTATTCAGAATATCTTCAGGCGTTCCAAATACTGATTCAATAAGTTCTACCCACATAGAACTGCCTTTTTCTTGAAAGGCACAAGCCTTGTTATTTCTATATTTAAAAGTCCATGTGCCCTCTTCAACTAAGCTATTAAAGTGTGCAACAGCCTCATCAAAATCAGATTGATTGTGAAAGAAAATATCTACATCTTTCACTTTTTCTCTTGAGAGAATGTTCTTAAAACAACCGCCAGCTATAAAGCCTTTATGGCCTTGCATATATTGGTCTAAAAATCTGAGAAACCAAAAGTTTTCAGGTATATTTTTTATATATTTATTCTCCACATTATTCGCAGCATCTGCTATTTTTTCTTTGTCTGTCATGCTATCAACTTATTAGTATTACTGTTATAAACTCTAAACAACAACTCTTCAGCTTCCTCATTCATGGCATTGCAAATACTTATTGCTTCTTCCATAGATAAGCCTGTAAGTTCTTCATCGTCATCATTTACTGCAATTTCGCCAGTTATAACTCTAACATCAAATGAGTTTGCAGAAGCAAAAGCCTTAGCAGCATCAAGGGCCTGTATACAAATATAATGTACAGCATCCCAGTATATATAAGACAATGTGCTTGTATCTTTTAATATATCGACATAAAGCTCTCTCAACTTTTCTGGCTTAAACCATCCATGCTCATCCATTCGTCTATATTCAGCAAGCCATCTGCCATATCCATTTGTGGCCTTAAATCTGTTGGCATAAACAGCCACAAATCTAAGAAATTGGTCTGTATAAACGACTTGTGGAATTTCAACTGTTTTCTTCTTGAGCTGTTTCATGTGCTTAAAGTTTATATATTCTCGCGCGCTCTAGAGCACGCCTATCATTCCATTATTATTCAATCATTCATGTACTTAAAGCGCGATATTGCGCGCGAGAATAATGTGAAAATCAATCCTTAGTATGACCCAGTAGACCCGAGTGCTCCATCACCACGCTCGGATGAACGGCTGAAAAGCTCTGACTCAGAAACTTCTTCAAGGCCTTCATACGATACAGGCACAAGAATAAATTGTGCTATTTTCATACCTGGCTTAATGTGGACCTTGGCTTTGCCGACATTAACAACATGTATATGAATTTCACCTTGGTAATCTTCATCTACAATCTTGGCTCCGAGGATAACGATGCTTTCAAATGCTTCTGCTTTCGGTGTTCTACCAGCTCCAAGGCAAGCCCATTTAGAAGTTACAACTCCTGATTTATCAGCTGCCATAAGCATATATCCTTCTGGAATTTCCATCTTAATACCTGATGGTATTAAAACATCAGTTCCTGGATTTACGATAAAGCCTTTGTTACTTCCAAAGTTAGGAACGAAAAAATCAATTCCTGCTGCTTTACCAGTCCCACGAACAGGAGACTTTACATTTCTTATTTTTGCAAACTTCATAACTACACTATTTTAACAAGTTCCTTAGCTGCTGTTTCTACGGCTCTAGCAAGTCTATGTTCAACTTCTGGACTTATAAGGCTGTAAACTCCTTCTTTTTCAAAAGCGTCAGCCATGATAGCTCCAATTTTTGAAAGCTTAGGATTAGAAGTGTTAATGCCATGCTTATCCATAAGTTCTTCGTTGTACTCATACTTAATACCTCTGCCATTTTCTACAGGAACGAGCTTAGCTATTTCTGCATGAGTATTTGACTTTCTGCTCGGAACAGTGATAATAATCTCCTGATTGGTTGCCCTGCACATATCTGTGCACATTTCCATTACTTCATTGAAGTTGCGCTTAAACTCTCTTGGAGTTACTGAAATTAAACTTTTCATAATGATGTCAAATTAGCAATTAAGTTCAACATATATGTTACATTAAATCGTCATCGAATAAACTTGGTTGCTCAGTGGCTTTAGGAGCAACTTTTACATCTCCAGGCTTACGCTTTAATACCCAAAGAGTATTACGTGAAGCATCCGGGAACATAGGAGCCATGATATTGGCAATGAGGTTTGGGTCATAATACTCTTTAAGAGCATCAAACATTTTCTGCTGCCAATCATTCATCAGTGGCTTATAGTCTTTAGCCGAAGCAAATGTGCCGAACTTATTTACTATATCAAAATGTTTCAACAATATGCCCTCAAGCTCCCAATGGTCAAACTCTTGCACATCAACTCCGCGGCCATCGCCTGAGTCATAAATATGATTACCAGCTGCTCCTACAGATGGGTCATAGTTTGGAGTTGAAAGGTAATAAGTAGCGTCATTATTGCCACAAGCCTTAAAGTTCTCCAAAAATGCATCTGCATTCTGTTTGCCAACATGCTCAAGTACTTCAAATGCACAAACCTTATCAGCATTAAATTGGCTAAAATCCATATAATTTTTAACAAGGTCTGCTACATAAAAATGAGCCCAAGGTACATCTGCATACTTTTCAGCAGCTTGTTGAATTGCTTTTTTGCGAATATCGATACCGATATATTCTTTCTGCTTAAACTTGTTTCGGTATAATACCTCAAGCAAGTTAGCAACTCCACAGCCAAAATCAACAATGGACTCGCCAACCTTGGCTTCTTTCAAGATATGAGCCCATCGCAGATAATGCGCAAATTGGTCTCTGTGGAATACGTGACGCTCAAAGGCCTGGTCAGGTCTGAGGTCTGTTGTGTTATACACTTTTGCCATAATTATTGTTTAATAAAATTTATGTTGTCAGATGAATAATACACAGTATTTGTGCTTTTTACTCTATAAATAGCATTGTTAGATAATTTGCATTCTATAATACAGTGTGAAGTACAATAGGCATTGTCACATGCTTCTACTGTGGCATTACCGCATGCTTTCACTGTGGCATTATCGCATGCTTCTACTGTGGCATTGTCCCATGCTTCTACTGTGACATTGTCCCATGCTTTCACTGTGGCATTGTCCCATGCTTCTACTGCGGCATTGTCCCATGCTTCTACTGTGGCATTACCGCATGCTTTCACTGTGGCATTACCGCATGCTTTCACTGTGGCATTACCGCGTGCTTCTACTGTGGCATTGTCGCACAAAAGAAACCCAGACCGAACCGAAATGTTGATAAATATATCATTTTGAGCAAAATCCTCACGATATTGCATTAGCAAGTTAGAAGTAATAACTTTGTTGTTAAAGTACCAATTAAAATTGTCTTTAATAACGCTGCATAATTCTTGAAGTGTTTCAGATTTATACGCTCGGCTGTATTGCTCAGTACATGCTTTAGCTGCTTTAGCACGATTAAGAATTTCAGCTTTTATATCTTCAAAATCTGTTTTCTGTGTCATACCATTTTGAGTTATTAAGTTCAAGGTAATTATTTAATGCGCCCATATAAGCAACTGCATCAAGCAAGTTATCTTCTTTGTGGCTATATGCCTCACGTGATAGCTTAAGAGCAATCATTGCTCTATACATTCCAGCAGTTGTTATTTGCTGGTCTTTAGGCGACATCAAGTTATAAAGAGCTGCTGCTCTTTCCATTGATGCCTGGAATGGCCCATATTGACGCTCTTTTTCCTCTGAGCGTTCATTTACAATCTTGTTTGCTTGTTCTAAGATGTTAGCCATGATTATTTACCGTTTTTATAGTTAATACAATCCATTTTACAAGAGTCGGCCAATAGCTTATGAACTTCTGGGTTGTTCCATTGAGAATTCATAAGATAAAGCTGTGCATCTTTCTTATATATTTGAGCTTTTGTATATTGTTCTAAAGCTTCTATATGCTTAGTATTTTGGCCTATAGCACTATTCATATAGGCAATACATAAAGCTTGTATTACTATGATAACACATAGTCCGATAATTATTTTCTTCATTACGCTACTAAATTTTTAAGTTCTGCTTTTAATCTTTCTGCATCAGCACCTCTGAATGTTTGTGCATTCGCTAAAAAGTATCTAACAATATCTCCTGCGGTATCATAAAGATACATAGCATTCGGGTCTGAAGTGTCAAGTGTTAACATTGCCTCTAAATAAGGCACCGCACCAAAATATACATTAAGCCATGTTGACTTTATATCTTTGGCTATTTGCTGAAAGGTTCTTTTCTTGTCCATTTTATTATCTTTATTTAGATATGCAAATATACTAATTTTCTCCGAGAATAGAAAATTTTTCATTATAAAATGCACTCACTTAACACTTCTTAACTTGGCCAGATTTTATTGCCCTTCTGGATATTCTATTCGCAGTAATTCTTTGCAAAATTGAATAACTTGCTCATAGTTATTATATGCAGTTTGAGTAATAATTCTCCGCTGAAGTATCGTTAGTTTATTTTTAATAATAAACTTATTTATGCTAAGAGAGAGAGCTTTATCATTGCATCTTCTTTTATCTCCTAACTGAATAGCTAATTGAGCATAATGAATACATTTCTTTATATCCTGCGCTCCATTTTTAGCTTTATACCTACTAATATATTTTATAATACATCCTTGTATAAAAGAGCATCTTAAAGCAGTTATAAGCTCTATTGGTTGCATAGCCATATCTTTATAATAGCTACCACCTATTTGTACATCTGTTGCTTTCATATTTCTACTTTTGTATAATTATTAAAATCACAATAAAGATATTTAGGAATAGGAGTTATAGCACCATTTATATATTTACATGTAGTTGACCATGTATTTTTCATAACTACCTCATATATTACATTGCGATAACAGAATATATCCCCAACCTTTAACCTTGATATTTTAATATACTTTTCGCGCATGACTATTAGCTATAAATCCGTTTGCTACTCTCAGTTCCTCCATAAACATAACAGAATTGTAATGCTTAGGAAATTCTTTTATCACCTTAAAGCTTGCTGTTTTATCTTTCACAAAGCTATCGCCTACAGGTTCTACATATCCAAGTTTTACAAACTTATAAAGATATGTGGTTTCTGAGTTTCTGCCTGGTTCTTTACCAAGCAGAATTTCTTTTGAACTTACTACTTTGCCAACATTATCGTTAACAAATTTTACCATTTCCGGAAATACCGGAGCTTGCTTTCCATTACGTCCCATATTACATAAATTTTTTATATTTGTCAATTTTTGCTTTTATGCTATCCATTAAGGCATTTTGCTTTTTATCTTTTGCTTTAAGTGCTCTGATTACATCTTCATCATGAGTGCCTTGCAATATCAAGTGATTTATAACAACATGATTTTGCTGTCCTTGTCGATATAATCGAGCATTAAACTGCTGATATAATTCAAGACTCCATGTTTGCCCAAACCAAACTATTATGCTACCTCCTGCCTGAAGATTAAGTCCATGACCTGCTGATGCTGGATGTGCCAACATAACTTGTATTTTGCCTGCATTCCAGCCTTCAATATCTTTATTGTTTTTAAGCTCTCTTGGTTTATATTTTTTAAGATACTCAACAATTCTATCTCTATCAAACTGATAAGTCCATGCTACAAGCACAGATTGGCCATTTGCATCTTCGATTATCTCCTTAAGAGCTTCAAGCTTAATATCATGAATTGGAAACACATTTCTTTCTTCATCATATATAGCCCCATTAGCAAATTGAAGTAATTTATTTGAAAGGGCAGCAGCATTGACTACATTTACTTCCACAGGCTTTTCAACAAATACTGAATTGCCATTTTCGTCTTCTTGCTCAACAGTTTCAGTAGCACCTATTAAGTCAAGCACTTTATTCTTTTCAAAGTCATCATATTGCTTCTTTAGAGCTTCAGGCATTCTAAGCTTTATATAGTTATCTGTCCTAAACGGCATTTCAAGATAATCATCGGCTTTCATGCTTATGCAAATATCCTCTATTTTCTTATGTATTAGATATTCTGAGTCACTCATCAAATCGTATGAATATACGACATGACCATTTGTTTGGCCTGGCCGAAAATACCTTTCTCTATATCTGGATATTGTCTTTTCAAGGCGCTCGCCTCTATCCATAAGATATATTTGAGGCCACAAATCAATAAGTCCATTTGGAGCGGGTGTACCAGTTAGTCCTACTAACCTTTTAAGATAAGGTCTTGCGCCGCGTAATGCCTTAAAACGCTCTGATTTATAAGACTTAAAACTGCTAAGCTCATCGACTACTACCATATCAAAAGGTAATTTGCCTCCGCCATACAAAGCACAAAGCCATACAACATTATCTCTTGATATGATATAAATATCAGCTTTTGTTTCCATAACGGCTGCTATTCGCTGTTTAGCAGTACCTATAATCTTAGAAAAGCGCAAATGCTTTGTATGCTCCCATTTCTCTGCTTCTTCTTGCCAAACTGACTCAGCCACTCGTTTTGGAGCTATAACTAATACAGAATTAACTTCACAATAATCAAACATCAAATAATTTATAGCAGTAAGAGTTGATATGGTTTTGCCAAGGCCCATATCTACAAATACACCGCAAAATGGATGCTCGATTATATGCTGCACGCAAGCTAATTGGTATTTATGTAAATCTGTTTCTTTCATCTTTTGTTGCTGTAAATATAGCTAAACAAGCTAAACCAAACAAAGCACCTATTATAAATGCAACTATGTTACTTATCATAAATTATACTATCTATAAATTGTTCAACACCTTTTATCGTATCTATTACTTCAACTCTAAAACCCAAAGCTCTAAGCTTATTGTGCATATATGCCTGTATGCGTTTAGGCTTTCGTCCAGTTGTTTTTAATTCCACAAAAACTATTTTATGGCCTGGAAATAAACACATTCTATCTGGTAAGCCTATAAGTTGGTCGCACAGCAGTTTTATGCACATACCACCATTTAATTTGACTAGTTCTACTAGCTTTCGCTCTATAACTTTCTCACTAGCTATTTCCATACCTTTTCATATAAATATCATATTCTATTGTATCGATATTAAAAATTACTTTAATAACCTTAAAATATTGGCCTGAGAATTTAACTAACATATCTATTTCTGGTATGCTTTCTATATTCTTTGAGCATAACAACGTTGCTTCTTTTATACTCTGACCTGAAAGTTGTTTATAAAAATTTGCTATCATAATAATCTTATATCATTAGTGTTAATAAAATGCCATTCATCGTCCATGCCTTCAAGTAATAATCCAGCACACAATACCATTTGAAAATGATTATAGCAAAGTTTAATACCGTCAATTTCAAACGGGTAATTTTTCTTATCTTTCTTGCTTATAAGCCTATGGCATATAGCGCAATTACACTTAAAGTCAATCATAATAAGCTATCTTTACGTTTATAGTATTTCTGTTTACCGTATAAAGGAAAGTTCTTAGTGGATGCTATAGCTTCCCATTCAGGCAATGACCTAAGAATTTCATTAACCTCTCTGGTATTATATCTTGACATTTCTGTCTTATCTTTGCCAAGGCACTCACACCATACTTCAGCAATGCAGACAAAGTCTTTTTGTACTGTACCGTTTTTAGGCAATGGGTCTTCAAGCCAACGCCTTCTGTCATACAGGTCCATTTTATCCCAGTCATCTGGAAATTTAGTATTAAGATATTCTTCAATAATACCTTTTCGCTCATCTGCTTCTGAGTGTTTATGTTGCTCAATCTTAGCAATTATATCTTCATCACCAACAAGGTATAAAGGCTCTTTTGCCAAATATAGTTGATATGCTTCAGCCCATATTTGATTTACTTCATCTTGTGTAAGGTCATCATTTACAGACTTTGTGGCATATTCTGGCCTTACGTCTATAGGCATAAATCGTCTATTTCCTGTCGGGTCACGTAAGAAATCTTTGTTGTTAGTAGTACCAAAAAATACGCATTGGCGCTTATATGTTTCTACTGTTCTACCATACGCCGGCCTGAACATATCTTCTCTTTTTGATATGTAGTGCTTGATTGACTCTACTTCTGCTTTCTTAAGGCCTGAAAGCTCTGCCATTTCAATCAGCCACGCCCCTTGTATCTGTTCAAATGACTCCTTGCCCTGCACAGTTGTGAATGTATCTGAGAACCATTCCATGCCGAGCTTTTTAACGAAAGTACTTTTATATGTTCCTTGTTCTCCGACAAGTATAAGCGCTGTGTCGAACTTAACACCTGGCTCGAACACCCTCGCAACAGCCGCCACCAACGTTTTCCTAATGGCGGCTCTAGTATAAGCGTTATCTTCTGCTCCAAAATAATCAATCATTAATGTATTAACTCTCGGTATGCCATCCCACTTTTGAGCACATATATACTCTCTTATCGGATGGAACTTTTTCTTTTCAAATTCAAGCGCAAGCGCGTCGTCCACTTTTTGACTTGACACAATGCCGTAAACACACTCAATGTAATTACGAACACCAGAATAGTCAACATCACGAAGAGGCTCCACAGTATCGACTTTACGCCATGGTAACGAACGTGTAACATATCTTTTATTATCAAAAATGTTTAGCTTAAATACATCTTTTAAGAATTGGTCATGCTGAATTATTATATTCAAGTTATTGGCAGAATTATCATATTCGCCTTTTGTATTAGCGTCAAGCTCTTCTGTCCATGAAGTATCATATTCTTCAGGAACTCCTGCTTTTGCTTCTTCTGCAAACTCGAATTTAGCTTCAGCAAACTTTTCTTCAGCAATATGCTTTTTTGTTGTAGAGTCCTTAGAAGCAAATTCTTCCATTGCCTTAAAGCTCTTTTTATCTTTGTCTTCTTTTTCTTTGCCTGTATCTAAATGGCCAAATTTATGTATGCGAACTAAGTCAAATGCATTACATAGTCTACCTCCAGCAGGGTCTGTTCCATGGTGAGAATATGCAAATTTATCATCATAGACTATTAAGCCCGCAGCCGTAGAGCCATTTATATACGTATATCGCCCTTCTTCAGCTGGTGTATATACATCTGAAAGAAAAGTCTCAATGGCTTCTTGTATAGTATAAGTACGGCAGAAAACACCAATTATGCCTTTTTTATCTTCTGGGTCCTCTTGCTTTTTGATAGCTTGCATTATTACATCTGTGCTATCTGTAGCAGTTGGCCATTCGCTCGTATCATGCCAATCATTATATAGCCCAAGAATATAATCAGCTTCAAGGAAAGGTCCGTCTTGAAATTCAAAGTAGTACTCCATATCTGATGATACAGACGGCCAGAACATAAGTCTATTTACGTCAAAAGTCGACTGGTCAAACAAATCAATGTTTAGGTCTCCAGCGACTTTTCGGGCAATGGCTTGATATTCTTCTTGTGATACTTCTCTATCAAGTGGAATTATCAATCTGTGTCGTGGCTTTTCAGGGCATGACTTATGAGTTGAGTGTATAACTGCCGCACAATCAAAAAGCATTTGGAAGTCCCACCAAAGGTTCTCATGAGAAAAGTCAATATCCAATGTAATTAACTGGCGGTAAAGTACATTTGTTTTATCACGCCTACCATTTGTAAGAAAACCTCCTACAAATCCGCCTACGTCTTTTATCTTACTTTGCTCTTCTTTTGTGGCACTCATAAACCGCTTATATGTTTCAGCGGTTACTACAGGAGTAGCTAGCTTTTGAACTAAATTGCTCCAAGTAGTTTTGGTATTTTTCCATATTTTACTTGAAACGTTTAGTCCAACTGCTATGCTCAAATTTTCATCGTATTTCAATTTATCTACTTGCATAAACAATAATCATTTTTGGTAAAAATCCATAACTCCTCCGTCCGCATTCAAAGGCAAGTCCTGTGCCCACAAAGGGGGTGTTGACATGATTTTTACCAGATTATCATACCACAATTGAGCATTCTCTTCTGGAACTTCTGTTATAACTTCGTCATGGATTGAGCCAACAATCCCATATCCAGCTTTTTCCATTCTAAGCATAGCATCGCCTAATAAATCTCTTGATACCGCTTGAACTATATTCTCGGTCAGCTTACCGCCGTAGGTATCTATGCTTATCCACTGTTTGGTTGTCTGGTCAATACCTTTGTAGCAAAGACTGCGAATAGGCATAGTGGAACGCCCTACATACTTATCTTTGAATTCTGGTTTATAGTAAAATAGTTTTCTGCCTACAGGCAATTCTATTGTCATAAATTCACCGTCACAATCAAATATAACATTTTTACTAGTGCACTTAACGGCTCTATGATAACGCACGGCCTCTTTGGAGGCTTCATCAATCTCTTTCCACATATCAACTATAGAAGGATTGGCCATACGCCATTTGCGCACAAGTGACATCATTTCAGTATCTGAGAGGCCCATCTTATCACCTCCCATGCGCTTTAATGCTCCAAGGCCTCCTTCATAACCAAGAGCTAATTCAGATATTTTTGATTTGTCACGAAGTACCGAGCCTTTTTTAATTTCAGACTTCGGGACTCCAAACATCTTTTCTCCAGTTGCTTCATATATCTTACCATCGCCATGAAATACATCTAATCGCCATTTTTCATCGGCAAGCCAAGATATTACTCTTGCTTCAATTGCAGAAAAGTCTGCAACTGCGTATTTCATATTCTTTGGCGGTATAAGAGCTGTTCTTACTAGCTGGGACAAAATATCTGCAACATCATCATACATCATCTCAACCGACTCCCAATCACGTGCTCTAATCATTTCACGTGGTACTTCTATATGTGATACATGATTTTTTGATAAGTTCTGCAATTGCAATAGCCTACCTGCCCATCGTCCAGTTCTATTTGCACCATAGAATTGAAATGTACCACGGACTCTATGGTCTTTCATGGCACAATTAAGCATAGCATAATACTTCTTAATAGACGTTTTTGAGAGCTTTTTGCGTATATTAAGCAACTCGATAACATCTGGATAATCTACAAGCTCTTTCATTAAATCAGGCATTGTTTCCTTTGAAAGTGACATAACAACACATCCTGTTGTCTTTTCAATCCATTGCCTAATTTGAACAGGCGAGTTTGGATTTTCAAGCCCTGTTAGCTGTTGAGCATGTTGCGTTAAGATAGAAGTATATGTGTTATCTACTGCGATAGCAGACTCTGCTAATTCCATATCAACCAAAATACCTCTATCGTTTATATTCTGGTCAAGCACATACATCTTGCGCTCAATATCAGGAATGATATATGCCTCTAATCTCTTAAATATCTCACGCTCTGCAAGTACGTCATACTTGTTATATTCCTTATACATTTCCCACTTTTCAGGAGCATGCTCAGGATAATTCCGAGTACGCATGCCATTAACTCGAGTTGCTTTGCATGGGCATGAGAAGTATTTAATAAGCGCTTTACCAGTATCTAGCTTTTTATCTGTAAGATTAAGAGCCTTTGATACTCCGTCCAAAGAAAGCGGTAAACCACAATACGCAGCTTTTACAGAGGTACAATACCACTGTTCTGCTGGAACATTATACCCTATACGCTTAAAGCTCAAGCGCTCAAATACTGCATTATGTGCCACTTTTACACAATCCGGGTCAAGCAAAGCTTCTTCAAACTCTTCAGGCATTTCTTCACCTTGAGCCAAATCTACTATCTTTACCGGGCTATCATCTAAAGCATATCCTATTATAAGAATTTCAAAGTCTGGTGACTCAATATACTTATAAGCTCCAGACTCTTTAATATCTACAGATGAATATGTTTCAACGTCTATAAAAAGATTTTTTGCCATTACATTTCACTTATGTATTATAATAGGAGTATAGGCGGGACTCGAACCCGCATAACAGGCACACAAACCAATGGCGCTCTGCGGTTTTACCATTAAACTACTATACTTGCTGATGCAGAGAGGAAATTACAGCAGCTCGTCGTCCCATTCATTCTCGCCTCCGAAGTCCTCTTCAGCAGTAGAACCACCGGCCAACATCTCACCGTCTTCGAGCTTCTGAAGATTGTTCAATCCAGCTGCAATGCCTTTGGATGAAACATTGAAGGCATAGAAGTTGATTGATGCACGGCCATAACAACCACTGTAGAACTCCTCTTTCTCCATGATAGGATTGAGGTCTTTGTCCACGATGCTTGGCCTGCGCTGGCTATTGGCATTGATGAAGTACATGCCTTCGAATGCTGGGTCGTCGCCACGCTCATCGTCGCCATCACGCAGAGGCAACTTGAGGTTTGAAGGTATCTTGCCATTCTTGTCTGCGAGCTTGGCTTTACCTGCCTGTTTAGCTGCCTCGATAGCCTTGTTAATCTTATCAAGGGTCTTTGCATCATCTTTCGGAATAAGAACGCAGATATTGTACTTAGGAGTATCGCCCTCATTCATAGCTGTGGGCTCGAACACGTTTACATAGCAAAATCTTACTTTGCCAGTTACAACCTTGGTTGAATTTACTTGATTACTCATTGTCTTTTAATTTAAGTTGTTATTATTCTTTGAAATCTAGTTGCGCTTGAGCATATCCCATTGCTGGTCTCTTGTCTTCAAGCAGTACAAGAGTAGGTTTGCCTTGTGGCTTGATAACCATATCTGAGAGTATTTCCTCAAAACGCTTTTTGCCTACTAACTTCTCAATAGAAGTAATCGGTTTAAGCTTCATATTGAAAATCTCATCTTCTGAAAGTTCAGGGCAACGTGCAAAAATTGCATTAGAAGCTTGGTCTTCGTCAACCCATTTGCGTCGACTAATTCCTTCAACTAATTTAAGCCCCGGCCATTGCTTATTCTCGTTAATCGCTTTAGTTTGTGCATATTCTGTTATTGAATTAGCCCATTCTATAAGCTTAGGCGCACGCTTAACTATATCAGCAATCTCATCATCGGTTAACAACTCTGGGTCTGCAAATTCATGTTGTGCAATTTCGAGTTGTTGCTCATAAAGCTTACGACACTGATTACGCACAGCACAAAATCTGCACCAATCTCCAGCATTAAGTTCTCCTTTACCTTCAAATGCAAGTTCAGCTCTTGGTCTAAGTTCCTCTTCTGCCCATTTACGAAGTTCTTCGACAGATATTCGCCAACTTGATATATTGTTAATGCGAGGCTGTATAATAGTCAATCGCACTTCCGTTATATCATACATTGTATCATATTTCTGCAAAGCTCCAAGTCCATAAAGCATAAGTTGCTTATTCCATTCAGCATACACTGGAACACCTTTTCCATATTTTAAGTCAATAACTTCCATAAGATTGTCATTGATAACAACACAGTCAGCTGTTCCAAAGCTTTCAGGCACATACTCTGTCAAATCGAGTTTCTGCTCAATTTCCATGACAGCTAACGGATTTTCAGTTTTTGCTTCAGCTAATTGTTCTGAGCAATAATCCGTATAGATAGGTACAACTTCAAGCATTTCCTCACTGAACAAGTCATTTGCCATTATCTCTTCGAGCCTTTGGTCAAAGTCTTGCTCACTAATGCTGTTAAGTGTATCTTTTCTCAGGTAAAGTTCTGAGAGCTCATGAGCTAATGTACCTTCTTCTGCATATACTGAAGACTTCTTTTCTCCGTATTCATCTTCAAGCTTAGCAGATGGAGTACAATTCAGCCATCTTCCTGCTCCAGAAGCCGAGAGGAGTGCATGACTCCTCTGACTATGTTTCTGTGGTTTAGTACTACTTGCCGCTTGAGCCATATTCTTTTATCAATTTTGCCAAATAATAGTATTGAACAGCATACTGAGCATAAAGCTTTGGATTTTCTCTGCGAAACTTCTGAGCTGCTTTTTGCAATTTCTTTGTACTTGACATAGTTACAGTGACTCTAAGAAGTTATACATTTCATCATACTTAGCCGGGTCAAGTTTTGTTACGCTTGGAGCTCCAAGTTCATTGAGTTTTTGCTTGATTACGTCGCGATGCTCATTGACCTTTTTTGCAAGCATTCCGCGGACGTCCTCAATGCTCTTAGAGGCAGAAGAAGCAGCCGGAGCAGCAGGTGCTGAAGGAGCAGGCTCGGCAGCGCTCTGAGTCTGGGCAGGTGCTGCAGGCTGAGGAGTAGGTTTTGCGGGAGCCGGCTTTACTGGCGCTGTAGGAGCAGGTTTAGAAACTGAAGCGGCTACTTGAGCTCCACTTGGAACTCCTGCTGCAAACAATGAAGTTAAAAACTTCTGCGTATTTTCAGACAGGTTTACGCTAACCTCAACAGAAATTTTAATGGTTTCCATTTTCGTAATTTTTAATGAAGTTATCTAAATAGTTAATAAACTCGTTTACTGTCATATCTGGTACGTTTGAGAGCTTTTGGTGGATAAGCTCATTATTCTTATATATAGATACGTACACGCCTTTATAATTCAGCTTTACTTTATATTCGCCTTTCAGCATTGTTAGGCATCCATCTTCAGATGAACCTTTCCAAGTATTTGCTGAAAACAAATCAGTTACTAACACGCCAATATGATTGGCCAATCGTTCTAACTGTATAACATCCAAATTGGCTTCGCCCTTTAACACACGGTCAAATGCCTGTTTCGGATATTTAACAGTAGGAAATAACACTTTAGCTAAATCTTCCGTATTTAGCTTGTAGTGCTCAATTACATTACCTATATTAAATTGTTGTTCCATATTTTGGTGAATTTTATTATCTTATTTTCGATATGCAAATATACAAACTATTCTCGAAAGAAAAAAAATTTTCTATTATTTTTTGAGAATTTATTTGTTAAAAATAATTAAACAGCAATTTTAGTGCGGCTTTGAAATTGCTGTAAACAAAGAAACAATAGAAACAACGCCCCTATATATTTCAAACTTAATTTCTTAATTTCCGATTAACATTAATGTTAATAAGAAATATCAGCTTTTAATACGAAAAGATTTAATGAAATTATTGTTTCTTTGTTTACAGCATATATAAGTAATTGATTTTGAGCACTTTAGGCATAAACAATGACTTGTTTATATTGTTTCTGTTGTTTACCGCTTTATGAAGTATTTTGCACACAGCCATATAATTACTAAGGCTATGGCGGTTATCAGGTATTCACCAATATTAATTTTTATCTTTTGCCATTTAGTAAGCTGAGCTTCTACAGGGTATGCAACTTGAATTGTATCAACTTTTTCTCGCCAGAGAGTATCATGCTTTTCTATGTATTTATACAAGTATTTATATTTACTGAGATACACGGTATCGCCTTTGTGCTCTACATATATTGAATCTCTATGATATATGCTATCAATTTTGGTCTGAGATAAGTAAGTAGTATCTCTTTTCGTTGTTTCCACTGGCACATATTGAATTGACTTACAGCTATATAATATAGTGGCTAAAAATATAAGTGTAATTATTCTCGCTAATTCTCGCATAATCTTTGAGTTTTATTTGTTATTATTCATATTTAATATAAAAACCATTCTCGCACATAAGAAATTATTGCGAGAATGGCTTTTATGTGCTTCAGAGGTCTTTATACTCGTACTTAGCATCAAAGCTGGGGCATGCCTTAGCTGCAAATTCTCTGTGTCCATGAATAGTAGCATTTGGGTATTTTGCCTTTAAGCTTTTCAGCAATTCGAGTAAAGATTGCTTTTGAGCCTCAGTGCGCGTATCTTTAGGAGTTTTACCGTCTTTAGCAACGCCTCCTACATAGCATACTCCTATAGAGTTTGCATTTTGACCTGAGCAGTGGGCTCCAACTACACTTTCATCTCTGCCTTTATGAACAGAGCCATCGAGCTCAATTACATAATGGTAACCAATATCTTTCCAATGATTGCCGTTAACATGCCAATCTCGAATAGTTTCGGTTTTGACGTCTTTTCCTTCAGGCGTTGCAGAGCAATGCACTATGATTTTATTTATCTTTCTCATTGTCTTTGTCATTTAAGGTGATTATTTTTGTTATCTCATTAAGTATTTCGTGGCCTTGCTCTGCAGTGGCTGCTTGTACAATTTTCTTTACTATATCAGGCACATCAGCTGCATGAGCCTTTTTGCGCTTACTGTTCTCCACAACAGATTTACCCTCAATGTAGATTACAGCTATAGTACACAGAATTGTAGCAAACGGTACTACATAGAATGATAACAAGCTTCCCAGTATATCAAACATAAGAGCGAAAAGCATTAGCCTTACATAGTCGCCTATTTTTGTAACAGTTCTACGAAAACCATGCGACATAAGTGCTTGGCCTAATGCTTTTGCTGTAGTTGTTCCACTCCAGAAGTCCACGATACTACTGACCACCATGAAAAACCAGCAAACTAAGATTATTCCGACTCTAACCGCTATGAAAAACATGAGGGCGTCGATATTTTTGGATTCAATGAGTTCTAGCATATCAGATGAATTTTTCCCAGTTAATACTTATGGCTTTACCAATTGCATCAGCAGTCCATCTGCAGAAAATCATACCATCATACCCATCTGGGTCATTTGCTACTTTATAAGCAGCTCTGAGGCATGATGCTTCATCTTTTAGAGGGTCTGGATAGAAATCTGCATAAGCCATGTTAGCCACATAGGTAACATCACCTGTTGTCACTTTGTCAGGAATGCTCAATCCTAAGCTTTCCATAGACTTTTTGACTTGGCTTGCAGTCCATGTGTGCTGTTGGCCATTTGCATTTTCCATCATTTTACTTACATGCTCTGCAAGCGCATCTGTAAAATGGTAGCCATGCTTTTTAACATACTCTGAATATCCTTTTGCAGACATAAGAGCATTCGCTGTTTGCTCATAAGGCAAATCGAATTTGACCTTATGCTCACCATGAGGAGTAGCTATTCTGCTTTCTACTACTACATCCTCTTCATCTTCGTGCTCCTTATCATGGTCGCACGTATGATGCTTTACTATGATACATTTTAATCTGTGTCCCATAACTTTTAGCTTTCAAATTTTTTGATGAAATTCTCCATCATTTCCTGCTGCTTTTTCATGAGTTCTTTCATTTCACCGATAGAACCTTCAATCTTGCCGAAGCGCTGCTCTGTTTCTTGCTTTTCCTTATACATAGGATTAAGTTCTGCAAGCAATGAAGGAGCTTTGTCAATGATGCTTTGAGCTTTAGAAGCAGAAGCCAAAACCTGTTCAGCATTTGCCTTTTGAGCTTCGACTTCGCTCGTCAATCCAGATTTTTCTGTTGACAGAACAAGATGCCCGGCATAGGTAACTGAATGGCTTTCAGGAATAGCGTAAGTTGCCATTTTTCCATTGGCCTCTATAGTAACATCTACTACCATCTCTGTCTTACCGGTCTTCTGGTTCATTTCTAATCGAGGAAATGATACCTGAGTGGCTTTGCCTTGAATAAGGCTAAATTCCTGTGTATCAAGAATGTATACAGGATAATTCTGCTTTATATCTTTGAATAACAACATATAGCTTATCTTTTTGAATTGTTAATAAAAAAGAAGGCACTCAGAGAAGTATAAAACTTCCCTAAGTACCCTCAATTAATTAGGCTGCTGGTTCAGCTGCTGGAGTGATTGTTACTGTCAGTGAACTATATATAGCCAGACAATTAGAACTACCACAAGAAACATTAGCCAATCGTTGAGTTTGTCCCTCAGCCGATAGTACAACATTTGTAGGCAATCCGGTTTGTTCTTGGAATGCGGCCATAAACTCTTCAACAATAACCTGAGTTGTTGCTTGGCAGCCACATCCTGGCGTTACTATTGTTACAGTAGCAATAACAGGCGCAAAAACAGTCGTTCCATTAAAGATTGGAGTACCAGTCTTATAAGTTACAAATGCTTCAGGCTGATTTGTTGAGTTTTCGCAAATTCTACGACACAGACGTTCTTTGTAAGTTGCTAACAAAGATACTCGGTTGGGAACTTGTGCAGCGGATAATCCCACGGGTGATAAATATACTGCCATAGTAGTGCCCTCCCTTAATTAACAACCGCAGCCGTTTCCACAACCGCAGTTATTATTCCAGCCAAAGCCGCCGTTTCTAAACAAAGCAAGAAACATGAGGTAGGCAAAGGGATTATTCATCCACTGATTTTGGTTCCGGCCGCCGTTGTTCATCAAGGCCGCCATAGCTCAAGGGCTGTCGTTGTCCCGGCGATAACCGCCGTTTGCCAAAATAGCTGCTGCCAATGCGTTGTCGTTATTATCGCGGTCTCAACAATAAATTTTTTCTACACATTCTCCCATAATTGTAAATTTTTTAGGAAGTTAAACAATAAAGTTAATTATAATATTTCTTGCAAGAAATTATTTTCTAAATAATGCTACCGCTGGGGTTAAATAGGCTAAAACCGGGCTTAACGACGTGGCGAATATCATACGCCATTGTTCCCACGTAAATATTTTATCCATATCTTTAATGATTAAAGGGCGGACGGTTTCCCGTCCTCCCTTTGGTTAATGGTTATTGGCAAAAATTCGCAACGAAATTGCGGTAACAAACATCGCCAATTGATAAATACCCGTTGTTGTGGGGGTGTAAGCCGTTCGTATCGATCCATTCAGTAACCCCGGTATTTCGGGTATTAACGGCACAGTTGATGTGCTGCATATTATATTCGGTGTCGAACTCGGCAGATACGTTCACAAACTCCACAAAACCGGAATATTCCGGGCGGTTCGCAAATTCTTGGTATGCGTCGTTTTGGTTCAATGCCGTAACAACCATACCGTAACCGTCGGCGTAAAACTTTCCGGTTGCGCCATAATTCGCACCCATACCGCCCCGGACGCTCGGAACATGAACCCCCATAATTTTTAATTTGGCGTTTGGGAACTCGGCGTGTAACGTGTCGGCAAATATTTTTATTTGGTTCAACACGCTTGTAAAATCAGTACGACCGGGCGTTTGTTCGTTCCACGCTAACAGCGTATAAACAACGTCTATTTTACCCCCGGCAACGGCGTTGGCGTAAGGTATGAACGACATTTTGTTGTTATCCCAATCCCAAAGCGGGTTTTGCGTATCCCGCGCAACACTTGTATAAGTAATCGTTGTGTCCCCGGTTCCGCTTGACTTGGTTAGCGTACCACTTGCGGACGGTGCGGGCGTCAACGCTGTAACAGAACAAAGGATATTACCCGTACCGCCTGTAACATTGACCTCCATAACGGTAAACGTATTCCCGTTGTTGGTATATACCGCCCCAACTGATAACGCCGTTACGCCTGTTACTTGGAACCTGTATGCGGGTCGCCCTTGCTGTGTATAACTTTCCCACGTCCAACCGCCAGCGCCGAAATATCCCGTTGTCCCGTTCTGTTTGGAACCGACAAAGGTAATATTGGTTAACGCTTTCCCCGCCGGGGTTCCTCCGGTTCCGGTCAATCGCCTGTTAGCCTCGGCGCACCATGTACCCGACACCGTAAGGCTATCCCCGAAACAAGCGACGTTAAGATTTGCCGCCGGGGATCGCACAACTTTACGTGTAACCAATCGGCACGTTTTCGACGCCAAAACGTTACGGTCGTCGTCCTTAACGGTAATGGTAAAAGTCGTTGTTCCCACGTCCGCCATGGTCGGCATATATTGGAAATAACGGGGGTATTTGCTGCCCTTTGAACACGTAATCAATATATCGTATTTGTAAGGGTCAACCGCTTGTATCATTCCACGGAAAAACAATTGCAAGGTATCCCCGGCAATGGCGTTTATCGTGTCTGGCAAACTGATATTTACCCGGTCGGGCGACACTGCCTCGATACGGTCTGCAATATCCGCTATTTGGTCGTCGTTCAATACGTAATTATTTTTTATAGTCCCGACACGGAAATAAAACGGGGCTCCGCCCACTGATACGGCATACGTTTCCGTCATATTTCCATTTGTGGAGTATCTGTCAAATTGGTATCCATTATCCGGTAAATATGGATACGTTCCGTTGTACCCTCGGCGGACTACATATTGGTTGCACCAATACATTAAAAACAAAACCTTACCGCCAGCGTTGGCGATTGTTTGACCGAACGGAACGGCGATATACTTTGTTTCGCCGGGCGCAACGCTTACGTCAACTGTGATGTCGGCTAACTTTGCGCCGTTATAGTCCGTATCGAATATTGCGACCCTCAATTGCGTAATCGGGCCGGCCCCTCGGTTAATTACGCATACCTCGGCGGCGTCAAAGTTTTTGTGTACCCCGATATGACAACCCCAACCGCTAAACGTGGACGACGCATTTTTATTGGTAAAATCGTCCGTTTCCCATTCTTGCGCATTGCCTAATTGTTGTCGATTATCAAAAACGCTATTCCAACTGGCGTTTATATTTGCGATTTGTGCTTGCACTGGTTGGGTAATATCCAAATCGGGGAATTGCGACCAAATACCGCCCGCAAAGATTTTAGGGGTTAACGCCCAACCGTCGAACCCGTATAAATTACTAATATTCGCCGGGGTTTCCTGTTGGATTGCGTCCCAATCAACAATAAGCCACGAACCCTCCGCAACTCCGGCTGCTACTTTCATCAACCAATATTTCGACCCTGCAATTTGCGCTCCGGTAAATGTTGCGAGTCTTTCCAATTCTGCCGTACCCGCAAGAAAATCGGGGTTAGCATTATAACGATACAAATCAATTGTATGCGCCGTTGGTCTTATTACGGAAAGCGAATACCATTTTGCCGGGTCGTATTCCATGTTGATATAACCGTTAATCAAAAAACGGTTCAAACCCAAAGCGACCAACGTCGCCGACAACGGTATTTCCTGCCAAAGCGGGAATAAATCTAACCGGGACGTTTCCGCCAACGTGCGATAAAAACGACGGGTTCCGCTATACTCGGAAATATCCAAAGCGTCGCCCGGCATCAACAACGGGGCGTCTGTGCTTACGTTCAAAATGATATACGCCGCATTTTTCGGGGCTGTTACCACTCTAACCGTACCGCCCAACGCTACTTCCGAACCCAACATACTATAATTTGCATCGAACCAAATTATTTGTTGCGCATTTATCCGGTACGTTGACCCGGCAACAACGGGGTAATACGGCGACACCCAATAAGACGGATTTGGTGCTAAACTGTAATTCGTCCAATTGAAATAATACCCCTTTTTGAAATCATTAATTGACGCTACATTGTACCCGGTGCGGTCAATATCCCCTTTCGCCAAATACTTGTTACCGTAATAATCGACAGGGAATTGCGACACGGTTGTTAATACCCACGCCCGCGCCGAATTATTGGATATGATATTGAGCCCGGCGGGAACCGTCAACCCAAAATTTGCATACTCTCCGGGCGTCCTCGCTATATAAAAAACGTTTTGGTCGGGCACCCCCGGTGTGGTGTCCGGCGTGGCAATCCCGGCAAACGTCGCATTTGCCCCAATAACACTTATTATATTATTGAGTACATTTTGAAGTAACTGACCAGTAATTTCCTGGTTATTATTAGTTTTAATAATGGCTGAAACAGCTGTTTTTAATTCAGTATAATTTGCCATATCATGAAGTTTTAAAATCGTTATTATAGTCATTATTAAAGTCACCGCCTACCAATTCGGGCTCATACCCACCTATATTAGCTATAACAGTATCAGTCTCAAATTCGCATTCAACTGCCGCTAAATCTCCTTGGTCTTCCCATTCTGGCTCCATATTAAATGTAGTCAAATCGTAGATTTGGAGTTTGCTTGTTATCTTTTTATTTTCACATAGCCTTACAATCCTAAGAGCATCACATAGATATTCAGGAGCTATAAATGTGAACTTATAAATCTTTTTACTTACTTGGCTCTCAATAAAAGTATAGCCCATCCGCTCAGTGGCTTCTTCTTCAAAATCATATTCAGGCTTACCAATCTGTGTATTCAAATAGCACCTAAATTTGAAATTATCAGAAAAGTCTACTATGCCATTTTTAAGTTCAAAGTTATATGAATTGTAATACTCAAGAAGTAAATAGTCGTCTACTTTATTAGTTAC